GCTGTTACTTATATACTCTTATAGGCTAATGTCATCTTTTTTGGCACGTTAGATATATAGGGGTTTTGTGTTACTACTATACACCTCGCCGCCCACTTATAAAAGTAAAAACCATTTTTTATTACCAGCCCCACCCTATTTATATTCGTTCCAGATAATTTTATGGCGTTTTCCTGGGCGATCACCTACGATCTTACCTCAGCTCTTATTCTATTCTTATAGAATATTTCACATATTACTACAGACATTACATGTATAGCACTTACATACTTAATACGAGACGATATAGATAATATATATGAATAACAACTTAACTAATAAACAATATGAATAAAGAATTTGAAACAATACTAAGATGGAATGAAGATACTCAAACAATCGATAGACTATATCGCTACGCAGATGGAACAGAAGTTGTATTCTCTCGCGGAGTTGATAGAAGAAAAGAAATTACAAAGTAAATACGAACTAATAAAGATAATAATAACATGAATAACAAACAAACATTAACTTACGACGAATACTTAGAAACACTAACAGATTATGCAGCAGATTTATTCTACGAACATGCACCATCTCCAGCTGACGGATCAGTAGATCCATTCATAGAAAAGTACATACAAAATGCTTTCAACAATGGAGTAACATATCAGCTACTCACAATAGATCTTACACTATTACTCCAGCAAAGAACTAACTACTTAAATAAATTATTCTTAAATCAATAACTTACAAAGTAAATACGATACACTTTCGATAATAATAATGTAAACAGAAAGATTGAGAGTGAGAGTAACACATACTACAACAAAACAATAACAAAACAAAGTATCTACTTTTACAAACAAAATACGATACAAACTGGATAATACTAATACAAAATAAATAACTTAATAATAACTAATAAAATAAAATAACTTATGTCAAATCAAAATTCAATCACAAGCAAAAGATTCGTAATCAGAAAATCACTAATCGGTAAAAACACTGTAATCAAAGTAGAGTTCAAAAATGGTAAAACATTCGACTTACAATCACGACAAAGCGTTCGAAGTAATGAAAGATAAACTCGAAGCAATGAACTGCTGGGAAAAGTACAAAAGCTATACTTCTAGCACAAGTGTTCCAACTCCACTACGTAACGCAGAAGTTATATAGTGTGAGTAAACTAAAGTGTGCGTTGAAATGTGTTCTCTACACTATAAATACAGTTGAACAGAAACCAGTTATGTTGGCACTTAAATGTGAGTTCGATTCTCACCATAACTACTAACAATTAAAATATAAAAAATTATGAATAGAAATTTAAAAAACACTACAGGCAAAAACAGATATTACTTTCAAGGTACTCGCTTCGTACCGAGTTACGGTGACATTGACTTCGATGACTATACTGTACGATGCATTCTCTTCAGATGAAGCATGGCAGATACTAGATGAAGACTACCAAAATGTTCACTTGGTCACGAGTAGGTATCACTCATATTAACAACGTAAAGTTAAAGGAAGGCGATCATATGCAAGTAATATTAAACAACGGAAAAGAAGAGATCGACTTCACTTCGATCGTACTAAAGCAAATGGCTGGTGAACTAACTCGCGAGCAAGTACAAGAACTAATAAACAAAGCAAGAAATACAAAATAAATACGAATAAAGTAAGATAATAATAATACAATATGAATAGAAGAATACCACACTGGAACAAAGTAGCTTATCCATACAAACTAATGTACAAGCGTAACGAAGAAACTGGCGCACTTGATATAATCAAAGCGTATAACAACGACAAAGGCGAAATAACATCAATTAAAACAGTAGGTAAAGGATAATTATGCAGAAACATTCACATACAAAATTAAGTAAAGTAATGCTATACACGCAGCGAGTAGTAACACTATCAATAATAACAGCGATCGTATTCGCAATGTACACTATAATAACAAGATAACCATGAAGAAATCAATATTAAAAGTACTAGCAATAGTAGGATCGATCGAGTCAGTAGGTTGCTTCTTAGTAGAAGAACCAGCGATGGGTTATATCTTTGCGGTGATCGCAATACCATCAATACTAGAATTAACTAACATGTATATAATAGAAGAACAAAGAAATGAAGATAACAGTAAGTAAAGAATCAATAGAAAAAGCAATGTTAACAAAAGTAAATGCAGCTATAAATGTAGCGAAAGACTGCGCTAAGAGAGGTATAACAAGTTTTAACATAGCTGTACCCGAAGGCGCTGGCTACACTCAGTACGACTTCATAAATGAAGTAGAAAGGTTGACAGAAAAAACTGTGTATGCTGGCACTCGATCAGTATCAGGCGACTCAATTAAGTTTTCAATAGCACAAGAAGGTAGAATATATGGATAAAACACTAATCATATGGGCACTTGAAACCCTAAGAGAACAAGCAAGTGATGCTAAAGAAACAAGTTTAGTAAGAAGAATTAACAACGAAATAGAAAAAATAAAATTTAAATATGAAGAGCAAAAGTAAAAGAGTAACACCAGAATTTTTTCACGCATCAATATTTGATGTAGTGCATGTAAAAGAAACAGGTCAATCGATCGTAGTAAAAGAAGAAGAGTATTTAAAATTCTATGATGATCGTGTAGAGATCGCATCATCAAGTGAAATGCCATCGTGGATAAGAGAAATGTATTAGAATTTACAATACAAATACGAACACTATAAGATAATAATAACATGAATATACAAATTTGCAAATGCGGCGGGCCAATACACCCAGTAAGAATAAAACTATCATACAAAACTTGTGTCAAGTGTAGTACAACTGAACCTTATGGCGCAGTACCTATCACTAATCACAAAACAGGTAATAACTTTCAGTTCATGCCAAAGTCACAAGCAGATAGTATTAATAAAGCTGCAAGGCGCAAAGGCTATGGAACATGCTTAAGATAATAAATAAAATACACTATATGAACAAAATTAAAACATTAGAATTAAACGACTTCGGAGTACCAAGTAAAATACAAATTACTTACACCGATCAAGAACCACGAGTGTTAAACAAAGTAAACACAACTTACTTTTATGCAGACAAGAAGTATAACTCGTACTCTCAATGGTACACAATCAACGGTAACACTTATGTATAACTACAATAACGTAAAATTCGAAGATCGCCACAAGGTAGAAGATGCTTTCGCAAAGTCAATGGAAATAGTATATGGTATACAAGAAATAACTACAACTCGGCAGCGTAACAATGGTACAAGATCATTTCTTATGCCAACAGGTCAACGCATTGCTTGCTACAAATCAGGTTATGTAAGAAAAGTATCTCCTACGAGTAGATGGTATCAACTAAACAAGAAATACCTGAAAGAAACTAGGTGGACTGTAATGAACAGCAATGGTGATCTTAGTACTAGAAGATCTATGTGCTGGGAGCGTGAGCTAATACTAAGTCCACTCGCACGTATGAAGTATATGTTAGAGTTCTACCTTAGAAATTACAAAACAAATACGAATAGCAATCGATAATAATAACATGAAAAATATATTTAATAAAAAGACTTACATATTTGTACTTGACTTCGACGATGGATGTTGCTACAGATATAACTATGACACATCTATGGGTAGAATAACAGACTTCATAGAAGAAGCAGGACATAGATTGATGTCTATAGAGTATATGATAACAGAAAAACCAATAGTACAGTACGATTATGAGTAGAATTATGTCACCGTGGGAATTAGCCTACACAAAATTAAAAGAACACTACAGCAAAGATCAAATAGATGATATGCTATGGTGCGAAATTGAAGAATTATTAATCAGAGAAGAAAGAGATGCAGAAGAAAATTGAAGATATTGCTAGCGGCGTTGCTATACACATGCACGAGCTGCTACTAGACACGGTGGATTGGCAGATGGATGATCTACAACACGAAAAAAGACAAGAGCTAATTAAGCTATCTGTAGAAAAACTACAAAGCTTAATAAGCTAAAGACACACCCAGCGAATAAATAACAAACCGCGGTAAATTGAAGCAAATCAAGGCAAGCGTTCCTTCCTCCTGGAATTGTTTCAAAAACAAAGGTAGCAAATGACTGGGGTATATAGGCGCAAGTGGATTTTAAACTTATCTGTCACAGTGATGACACCCGACCAGCAGGCAATGAAGCTACGCGGATAAGTAATAAAGCTATAGTAGGCAGGTTCGATTCCTGCCGCGCCTACAATTTACAAAACAAATACGATGACAGTAGGATATTAAGTATAAAATTAAATAAAAATATATGAAAAGAATTACATTATTACACAGGCTAAAGCCGGAAATCAAAGCAGTATTAGACAAAAACAAAACAGAGTATGATTTCTCTATCGACCTTATCTACAAAGAGCTAGATGAAGTAGTATTATACCAAGACCTTAAAATGTCAACTATTTATTCTATATACCTATTCGGTAGCATAGATATGTATGAAACTGACGTGTATGATATTAGGTGGGGTGGTAATTTATTCTTAGAAGATAACGATTTAACAATAGAAACATTATGAGCAAAACAAAAGAAAAAGTAGAACTACCAAAGTGGTTTGATGGTATCAAATACTCTGAAGGTGAAACGATCACTAACCCGTTCTCAGGCGAGAGTTACGACTGCAGCGCAGATGAAGCTGCTATGTACGATCTAATTATGGGTGCAAACATGACTAAGAAACTGGAGCATAGTTCAAAAAGGCTGTGATTGGTTTAGAAAAGCAAACCCTGAAGCATATATGGTACTACTAGATTAATTTACAAATAAAATACGAAACAAGTAAGATAATAATAATATGTCAAACAAAATTATAACAGAAGAAATACTATGGGAAAAGCTTGAAGAAAAAGGTATCAAGCAACCATACGACACAGATCATGAAGAACAATTAGCTAAAGTATTAGATCACTGGGACGCTAGCATAACAGGCGACTGGGACGACCGCTGTAACAGATGGTTCTATATGGAATCAACAGCCGACAGCTACGAAGTATACGTGGCTACATATGGCAAGCCTAACGATGTTAGTATATGTGAAAATGTATACTACTACGAAAACAGTTGGCTAGAAGAGCTACCTAACTGTATTAAAGACGGTGCTAATATATTTTTCTCAGAGTTAGAAACTGAAAGCTATGTATTTATAGATTCTATCAATGAAACATATGAGCATTACTTCGAAGACAAAGTAGAAGAAATGCAAGATGAACTACTAGATCAAGGTTGGATACTTCAAAACGACGTAGTAGTAGATGCCTAATATCAAAGAACTTGACATAGTGTATATGAACATAGCTGGTGAAGTTAGCCAGCTAAGTAAATGCAGTAGAAAGAAGGTTGGTGCCATTATAGTTAAAGATAATAATATATTATCCTTTGGTTATAACGGTACGCCTTCTGGCTTCTGTAATACTTGTGAAGAAGATAACAAGACAAAATGGTCTGTACTACACGCAGAGTCTAACGCTATAGTTAAAGTAGCTAAGTCTACTAATAGCTCAAGCGGATCTACATTGTACTGCACGTTGTCTCCTTGTAGAGATTGCAGTAAGCTAATAATACAAGCAGGCATAGTCAAGGTAGTATACAAAGAAGTTTATGAAGGATCAACCGAAGGGCTAGATCTTATGAAAGAATCAGGAATAAAAATAATTAAAATATAATGGGTACAAGAAGTTTAACAAGAATAATACCAAGACAAGAAGGTTTGTCTTACAGCGATGGCCACACTCGAGGCGAACTAGCATTAGTAAATGCATATCAGCAGTATGATGGTTATCCAGAATATATGGCAGTAGAATATGCAGAATGGCTACAAGGTTTAAGTGTAGGCAACGGAATATCCGGAGAAAATAAGCTACACACTTTTGCCAATGGTGCAGGTTGTTTAGCTGCCTCAGTTCATAGCTAAGTTCAAAGATCGGCCAGGTAACCTATATTTAGAAGCAATAAATAACGATATCGGTTGGGCGGAGTATATATATACTTTGTACCCTAAAGGTGGTCACGATACTTATATGTCTATATATAAAGTTAGTACTAGAACTGTAATATTCGTTGGTAAACCAGATGCAGTGTTAAAAAAATACAAAACAAATACGAAACAAGAAAGATAATAATAATATGATACAACCAATGTTAGCCCACAAAGTTCGATCAATCAAGAGTCGACTTTACAAGACCAGTGTATATACAAGCAAAGCTAGATGGCGTGCGCTGTGTGTTTACAAAATACGGTGCGTTCTCGCGCAACAACAAAAGATTTATGAATATTGATCACATTGAAAAAGCACTCAAGCCTTTCTTCGCTGAACAACCAGACGTAATACTCGATGGCGAGCTTTATAATCATGAGCTAAAGAATGACTTCGAAAAGATCATATCACTAGTACGTAAGCAAAAGCCTACAGACGAAGACAAGCTAGAAGCTAAAAATCTTGTACAGTTTCACGTATACGATTACTTCGATGGTGTTGTATACGACAGCTATCAAACGCGTATGCAGTTACTTGCAAATGCAGGTTTCTACGATGCACAAATCAAGCACGTCCCTGCACTACTAGTCGATAGCTACAACTACGCTAGAGTTCAACACGAAGAATTTTTATCACTCGGCTACGAAGGTTCAATCATAAGAAATGGCGATGGTATATACAAGCACGGTAGATCTTACGATCTAATGAAGTTCAAAGACTTCAGCGACACCGAAGGCTACTATCATCGATTATGTTACTGGTAAAGGTAAACGGACTGGCACGCTTGGCAAGTTCATTATGCAAGATGACGACGGTGTAGTGTTCGGTTGTCCTCCGGGCAAAGGGCTACTCGTACAAGGATCTTAAAACAATGCTCAAGAATGTAGATTCTTATATTGGCAAGCGTGCTACCTTTACTTATTTTCAACGTACTAAAGCTAACAGCTACAGACACCCACTATTTAAATGTATTAGAAATTATGAATAATATAACAGATTACAGAGCAGTTGGCCTTGCTGAAGGATTTGAAGAAGGCACTAAAGAAGAAATAATTGAAGCTTGGCAACATCTACACGATACTGGCTTAGCTTATACGTTACAAGGCTGGTTCGGAAGAGCAGCAGTCAAACTTAATAGAACAAGGAGTAATAAATGAATAAAGATAAACACATATGGGAAGGGTTGGACAGTCGGAGATTTTATCGATGAATTAGAAACCAACCTTTGATACAATTCAAAGATCTGGATGGTTTTATAGGAATAAAGCCGGTTTTAAATCTAAAGAACAATTAAAAGAATGGGTTAAGTCAGAGCAACCATACTACAAGAAACATATACCTGAAGTATACGAATATTTTTAAGCAAAACAAACTTATGAACAAATTATTAATAGCAACTATAGTAACTGGCTTAGTTATGCCAAAGAGCAATGTAAGCAATGCTATACACAGATCCGCTCCAGCAGACGAGCAGGTTAACGGTAACGATCGAAGCCATCATGGGAAGATATAATCAACGCAGATCATTTATGTAGAAAGTAGAGGTAACGACTCTGCGATTCGGTGATCGAGGTAAAGGCTGTAGGCTGTTTACAAATACAACCTATATGTATAAGAGAAGTTAATAGAATACTACGTAAGCGTAAGTCAAACGTAAGGTACTCATTACAAGATCGTTACAAGCAGAGTTAAATCTATACAAATATTTAGTATTATAACAGAGCATTATTGGAGATGCTGCGAGTAAGTTACATTTATGGAGTATGCAGAGATCGTAGCAAGAAGATGGAATGGCGGTCCTCGCGGAGACAGAAAAGAAAGCAACAATTAAATATTGGAAAAAAGTTAAACCACATTTACAAAATAAATACGAAGATCAATCGATAACAGATATATGAACATATTTTATTTAGACGCAGATCCAGATACGGCTGCTAGGTTACAGTACAACAAGCACGTTGTTAAAATGGTTCTTGAGTCAGCCCAAATGCTATGCTCAGCGCATCATTTCTATGGAAACGGTGACAATGTACCATACAAAGTAAGCCACATTAACCATCCTAGTACCATCTGGACTCGTTCTAATACTAAACATTATGATTGGCTTTATGCTCATATGATCGCGTTAGGAGATGAATATACTAATCGTTATATGAAAACTCATCTTACAATAATTAAATGCAAGGATGTGCTTAAAAAGCCTCCTATTGGTATGAAAACAAGTCCTTTTGTTCAACCTCCGCAGGCTATGCCAGACGAGTACAAGAGCGAATGCAGTATAAAGTCTTATTGGAGATATTATATTGCAGAAAAACACACAGTAGCAAATAAAAATGAAACAATTTATGAAGAAAATTATACAAAACTTGCTTAAAGGCTTAAACCATTTTATAAATGGATTAATTGCAGCACTTGAGGCAACAGCATATGAAAACCAAGTAAAACAAAATAATAAAAATAAAAAGTAAATATAACATGGCTATGACAATAGCCTATAAGGATTAATAAGTAACTAGCTAATGTCACATGATAGAAATATAAATTGGTTACATGACAAACGCGTTATTACACGCTGTTGGCCATGGGAAGATCTACCTAGTAAGGAGACAAACCTGTATATGTACTATGAAGGTGGCACGTATCAATGTTATACATTGTTTGCAAGTAAAGCTAAGATTACTACATATAAGTCTTTAAAATGGCATTTTTTAACTTTACAGTTTTTAAATGATGGCGAAACACAAGAGTTTATGGAATCTATATTTAGATTCATAGCTAACAAAGAAAATGGTTTCGTTACATTCTTTATAAAACAAAAAGTTTTAGATAGCATGATAAAAGATGTATTTAGTATACCACACGCAACACCGCCGGTAAACAAAATGCGTAAAGTTATATTTAAACCTGCAGCTTGGCATTTAACATTAAGTCAAAAGCTAAGTATTGTAGGTAAGCTAATTGGTAGAAACAGATTAAACAAAGAAATGTTATACCAAAGCATGTTAGATATAAACGATGCAAGCCAAAAGATAACAACTAAAAAGTTAGCAGAACTGCTAAACGTAACACAGAGAACAATATATCGCCATATGTGCGATACACTAAGAAAAGAAAAACAAATATTAAATGAAGAGCTATAACGTAAGTAACTATATAAAGTACAAACAAGATCTTAATAGATCTATGCCTGACGATGAAAAAGATTACGCGCTACTAACTAGAGATGAACTTATAGTAAAGTTCTTGCCTTTGGTAGAAAATCTAGCACGTAAGTTTTCTACATCTCAGCAAGCATCTGGTGTATTAAGCATTAACGATCTTATACAAGAAGGATCTGTAGGTTTAGTAGCAGCTGTTGACAGGATCGACTGGGCAAAGCTATGTGAATCAGATGACATAGAAAAAACTATAAAGTCTTTTTTAAGCAAACGAATAAAAGGTGCAATACGAAGAGCTGTTGATATAAACAGAGGTAATATACGTATACCAGAACACAAGCTTAATGAAATACGAAAAGACTTTGGTAAGAACAGGCAAATGGTAGAGATGTTTTTTAATAGTATATTTTTAAGTATCGATGCAAAGCCAAATCAAGATGAAAATATGGCATACCAAATAGCAGATGAGTCAGAGCCGTACAATATGGATCTACTCAATATGTACTTAATAGGTTTGCTAAAGAAACATCTAAATGATAAAGAGTACAATGTACTCAGATTAAGCTATGGTTTAGACTGTGATAAACACAGTGCCAAAGAAATTGCAGAGCAACTAGACATAAAGGGTACGTCCGCTTATGTACGTGTCTCGCAGTTAAAAAGGCAAGCCGTAGAGAAACTAATTGATAATGTAGATCACTCGCAAGTGCTTGATTATCTTTAAGTTAAATGTTAAATACTAAAATAAATGTGTAATTATAATAATATCAAACCAACATACCTATGACGTTAAACGACAAATTAACAGAAATCCAAACCAGATTTAAATCTAAAAAATCTAGGTTCAACTCATTCGGCAAATACCACTTTCGCAGTGCCGAAGACATTCTCGAAGCAACAAAACCCTTTTTAAAGGAGCTAGGCGTAACAGTTACAATTAATGAAGAATTAATAGCTGATAGTCCTATGCCTGTATTAAAGACAACAGCATCAGTAAATGACGGCAAAAGTGCTATACACGCAACCGCCATTGTAGGTGTTGATCTTAATCAAAAAGGTATGCAAACTCCTCAGCAGTTTGGATCAGCCTCGAGTTATGCTAAAAAATATGCGTTAGGTAACTTATTTTTAATTGATGACACTCAAGACAGTGACGCTGCAAATACGCACGGCAAAGGTGCTGCAAATACGCTAACATCTACAAAAGATCCTGCGTTTGCAAAAGCTAAAGCCTATGTTAGAAACGGCGGCAAGGTTGATGCCATCAAGGCAAAATACAAATTAAGTGCTGAGATAGAGAAGGCACTGACAACATTATAAATGGATAAAAAACAGATAATAGAACAGCTACGTGAAGATGAACACTACTACGGTAAGTTTGGCAAACAATACTTAAGTAATAGTGACATTAGCACATTATTAAAAAATCCTTTAGCGCTAGGTACACCTAGTAAACCTTCACCAGCTTTTTTAGTTGGCGGTTACTTTCATACTGCAATACTTGAGCCACACAAGCTTAAGAAGTATAAAGTCATTGAAGCTTCTACTAGAAATACTAAAGCGTATAAAGAGATGTCAGGTGGCGAGTTATGTCTATTGCAACAAGAGGTCGACAACATAGAATTACTATCGGACAAGATAATGTCTAACGATATTTGTAGAGATCTTATACGTAAAGGAGATATAACTTATGAAGAACCTGGCATTACGGAGATAAATAGACATATGTGGAAAGGTAAAGCAGATATAATAAATCATAGCGAAAAGCTGATTGTTGATCTAAAAACTACTAACGACATAAGTAAATTTAAAACTTCGGCTTGGAAATACAATTATGATAGCCAAGCATATATTTATAGCAAAATATTTGGTTATGAGTTAATATTTATAGCAATAGATAAAAACACACACCAAATAGGTCTATTTGATTGCTCTACAGAATTTATAGAGCGTGGCATTGAGAAGGTTAACAAAGCCACAGAAGCATACGAGTTATTCTACAATACAGAAGACTTTGACGCTGAACAATATTTTATTAATAAAACTCTTTAGTTTTACAAAATAAATACGATAACCTTTAGATAATAATTAAAAATAAAAATTAAATTTATGGCAAGAACCAGAAAAACCCCAACAAGAGTATGCACAGTAACAGGCATGCTAACAAGTGAAAGTAACTTTTACAAAAACCAAAACCACGTAAAAGCTGTAGATAACATAAGGCGTAACACAGGCGCTAGCAAAGAACAGCTTAAGCATATGTTTAATCAATTGAAACAATATTAATTATGGCAAGTATTATAGCAACAAGTATTGATCTTACTAAGATACCCAAAGATAAGATCATAAATGGAAAAAAGGGTAAGTATCTACCAATAACTATAACGTTAAATGATGAAGTAGATCAGTTTGGAAATCAAGGTCCAGTATCTGTACAACAGAGTAAAGAGGAACGTGAGGCCAAGACTGAAAAAGTTTATCTAGGCAATGTTAAAGTTGTGTGGTCTAACGGAGACAATGTAGCACCAGCACCTAGAGATGGTATGGCTGCTCAAGGTAACGTAGTCACTAGCAAGGTAGAAGAAGATCTACCATTCTAGCATGGAGCTATGTGAAATGTGCGGACACGAAATGTCACAAGAAGAATATCAGTACTGTGACACGTGTTCAGATTGTAGAGAACAAGAGTATTAACAATTAAATTAAATTAAATGCAAACAAATGAGATCAACGGGTTTACTATTGAAAAGTTCAATCAGTACGGTCTAGAAAGCGGCAAAAGTCAGGGCGTATGTCCTCTTTGTTCCCACACTAGAAAACCTGAAAATAAGAAAGCAAAATGTGCTTCATATGATTGGGATCGTGGTCTCGGCACTTGCCACAACTGTAGCACATCTTTTCAATTACATACATATCAAAGAAAGGGTGCTAGTGAGCGTGTTTATGCAAGACCTGAGGTTACAGAGTTTTTACCAGTTAAAGACAAAGTTACCGAATGGTTTGAAACAAGAGGTATAACTCAAAAGACCTTAGATGATTTAAAAGTCGGACAAGGTCCTGAGTATATGCCGCAGACAGGTAAGACAGAAAACACAATACAGTTTAATTATGTAATGGGTGACCAACTAATCAATGTTAAATATAGAGATGGTCGTAAAAACTTTAAACTGTATAAAGGTGCTGAAAAAGTATTTTACAATATAAATAGTATAATAGGTTATGACAGTTGCGTTATAACCGAAGGCGAAATGGATGTATTAGCATTTCATGAAGCTGGTATTAAAAACGTAGTATCAGTACCTAACGGTGCTACACTTACTAATAATAACCTAGACTATTTAGATAATTGTATTGATTACTTTGAAGATAAAGAAAGAATACTGTTAGCAATAGATAAAGACGAACCTGGCCAAATGCTACAGCAAGAGCTTGTACGTAGGTTAGGTGCTGAAACTTGCTTTATAGTAGACTTTGATGATTGTAAAGATGCTAATGAGTATCTACTAGAGCATGGTAAAGAAAAACTAGCTGAATCTATAGCAAAGGCTAGGCCTTATCCTCTAGAAAATGTAACAACATTTAAAGATATAGAGAATGAGATAACAGACTTTGTTAAAAATGGTTTTAAACCTGGCTTCCAAGTTGGTCTACCTAATTTTGATGAAATATTTTCTACGTATACTAAGCAGTTTATAACTGTAACAGGTATACCTAGTAGTGGTAAATCAGATTTTGTAGATCAAATGGTTGTAGGTTATAATCAACAATATGGTTGGAAGACTGCATTCGCAAGTCCTGAGAATCAACCAACATACTTACATGCACATAAGCTTATGCGTAAAGTGTGGGGCGATATGCCCAATGTAGGTGATATTGGTGGTGCTAAGTGGAACGAAGTTGCGGAGCACGTTAACGATCATTTCTATTTTATAGATATGGATAAGTACGATCTTGACTCTGTCTTACGTAAAGGTGCAGAGCTTGTAAAACGAAAAGGTATAAAATGCTTAGTCATCGATCCTTATAATAAGGTTAGAGACATAAACGCTAAGACTGATGATGTAAACCGTTATACGATGGATTACTTAATGAAGATCGAAACGTTTGCAAAGAAGTATGATTGCCTAGTTTTTATAGTTGCGCACCCTACTAAAATGATGAAGGGTCAAGATGGTAAAATCCAAGAACCTACAATGTACAATATAAAAGGTGGTGGTGAATGGTATGATGCTAGTTACCACGGCCTTCTTGTACATCGTGATTACGATGCAGGTACTACTAAAGTAAAAGTACTTAAAGTTAAGTTTCAAAACCTCGGTGAGAATGGAGCTGAAGCACATTTTACTTGGGATAGGGCATCAGGCAGGTTTGTACCTGAAATGTCTATAAAGCAAGATGATCTTCCATGGGAGTAAAAAAGCAATTAAAACATTATGCCATGGACGATGAAGAGATGCAAGCTTGGATGTGGTGTGTTAGAAATAATATATGTATAACAACCAGAGAAATAGCTTGGCGATCTAAATTATATAGAGTACTTATAGAGACCGGTAGGTATCCTAGCAGAAAGCTAGTTGGCCAAACCGACGACGTTTATAACTACTACGATGCAAAACAAAAAGCAGCAGAATATACAAAATACTATTATAATAAATATGCGAACAAAGTTTAAAAACGCAAGTGAAGCCTTTGATTACTTTTACATAAAAATAAAAGACCAAGGTGTTGATTTTGATGGCACCAAAGCTTTATTTAATGTAGGTTTTTATATGGCTGATCCATTAAACAATGGAATAAAATCAGGCTTCAGAAAGTGGAGCAAAGAATATGCTGATGCTGAATGGCAATGGTATAGATCAGGAGATCCTAGTATAAAGACACTAGGAGATATATATGGCAAAGTTCCTGAAATATGGAAACGAATGGCAGATGCTACTGGAAAAGTTAATTCAAACTATGGTTATCAATGGCAACGAGAAGATCAGCTAGATAAAATAGTTAATCAATTAGCTAAGAATAAACAAACAAGGAAAGCAGCTATAAGTATATATGATGGTAAAGAAATATACAAATATGATAACGATACACCTTGTACTTATGCAGTACAGTTTACTATAGTAGACGATAAGTTATGTATGTCAGTGTATATGCGATCAAATGATCTATGGTACGGCTTCTGTAATGATCAGTATCAGTTTAGTATGCTACATAAAATGGTAGCAGATAGAATTAATATGCAAGTTGGTTGGTATTACCACCACGCGCACAATTTACACTTATATAATAATAAAATTTAATGTACTATTTATATCACATTCCTGGTAAAAAGATTGGCGTAACACGTGATCTTGATACCAGAGTTACCCTTGTGCAAGGCTACAAGGAGGGAGAGTACGAAGTTCTAGACCAGTCAGAAGATATAGATTATATATCAGACTTGGAGTTAGAACTTCAACAGTCTTATGGCTATCGTAAAGACATACAACCTTATAAAAACTTATTTAATAAAATGAAAATAAACGCAACAGAACAAACCTCAACTTTTCCATGCCCACTTAATAAATTAAAAGGTAGGCTTATGGATAATATAGGTAAGACATGGCAGACAGAGTTTGGCCAGTTTGAAATAAACGAACAAACAATACCATGGATAGTAGAAAATGCAAAGACGTCCATGTTTAACACAGAAAGATGCTACATATATAATAAAGCATATTGGAATTTATTTAATAACAAAGATCCTAAGTCAGGATGGATACCTAGTTCAAGCAATGGTACTTATGTGGTGCAAGAGCCTGATGATGCTAAATACTACTTTGGCCTAATAAGACAATGGGCACAAGACAAAGGCATATACGATAAAGGTGATACAAAAACGCAGTACGTAAAACTTGCTGAAGAGTTTGGCGAGCTTGGCAAAGCATTACTGCAAGATGATCAACCAGAAGTTATAGATGCTATTGGCGATATGGTTGTTGTATTAACTAACCTAGCGCATCAAAGAGGAGTTACAATCGAATCATGCATTAAGTCAGCATACGATGTAATAAGTAAACGAACAGGTAAAATGATTAACGGAACATTTGTAAAAGATAACTAATATGAAAGATTATAGAATAAAAACTGAAGACCCTATTGTACAGAAAATAATTAAGAAGATCGATGAACGCAGTGAGTTTGGCATGAAAAAGTATGGCAAATCAATGATGGAAGAAGTTATAAACAGAGAGAAAGATCTTGGTGCGTTTATAATTGATGTACAAGAAGAATTAATGGATGCAATATTGTATTTAGAATCAGCAAGGCATTGCTTACAAGATGAGATCGAAGATGCTATGTTAGCTAGAGCAATGAAAGATGTAGATGAAGAAGTCTTATAAAAGAAAAAGTAAAGGTCCCGTCAGATCTAAAAAGGTTACATATGACGGGATAACCTTTGCATCTGGTTTAGAAAAGTATATGTATAAAGCTTTAAAAGAAGCTGGCATAGATGCTATTTACGAAGGAGAAACTTTTGAGCTTGTTGAAGGATTTAATTTTCCTTTTGACTGCTACGAAAGATGCGCTAACGGTAAAGGCGATTATAAAAACAGAGGCAACAGCAAGATACTTAATATAAAGTATACACCAGATTTTATAGGCAAAGGCTTTATTATAGAAACAAAAGGTAGGGCTAACGAATCTTTTCCATTAAGATGGAAGATATTTAAAGGCTTGATAGCTAATAGCAAGATCGGACCTTTCACATTATATAAACCTCAAAATCAAAGAGAATGCGACGAAACAATAAACTTAATACTGAGCAGCAGAAACAGCTAGCTAGAGAAAAATACGCAGAGCGTCAGTTTGATAGATGGGTTAAATGGAAATGGGAGACGCACGGCTACATTAAATATAAAGAATTAATAAAACAATTAGAAAAATACAATATATGAACGAAGAAAAAGAAAAGAAATCATGGGCTCTGAGCATAGGCTTATATCCTGGAATAGTACTAGGATTTAGATCTTACGAACAAGAAGATAGAACTACGCACGTAGCTTATATTCCTTTTATAGACTTAGCATTAGAAGTATATCACAATATAGAAGAAGAAGAATAATGGCAAAACTATTAGTTTCAACTTATCGATTAGATAAGCCTAAAATTAAAAGACCTGGTGTTCACGCTAAAACAAAAACATCAAGATCTAAAAACAGTAAAAATTACGTTAAAAAATATAGAGGACAAGGAAGATGAGTTTATTTAAAGAAAGAATAGCATACAAACCTTTTGAGTACCCTGAGTATTATACAGAGGGTTGGTTAAAACAAGCTCAAGCATTTTGGTTACACACTGAAATACCTATGTCTGGCGACGTAAAAGACTGGAACGAGAAACTAACTGATAAAGAGAAAAACCTAGTAGGAAATATCCTGCTAGGCTTTGCTCAAACCGAGTGTGCAGTGTCTGACTATTGGACACAAAAAGTAGTTGGCTGGTTTCCTAAGCACGAAATACAGCAAATGGCCATGATGTTTGGATCACAAGAAACAATACACGCAGTAGCTTATAGCTATTTAAATGAAACATTAGGTCTTGAAGACTTTGAAGCATTTCTGCACGAGCCTGCAACCGCTGAAAGGTTTGAAAACTTAGTTGCGTACGAAGGAAACGATCCTGTAGGCATTGGTAAGTCTTTAGCTATATTCAGTGCGTTTGCAGAAGGCGTTTCGTTGTACTCTGCTTTTGCAGTGCTATACAGCTTTCAACTTCGCAACCTACTAAAAGGTATTGGCCAGCAAATGAAATGGTCTGTAAGAGATGAAAGCCTGCACTCACGCATGGGTTGTAAATTATTTAACCACATGTGCGATGAAATACCTACACTTAGGGATGAATGTGAAGAAGATGTACTTTTAGCTGCTAATACTATGGTAGCACTTGAAGAAAAGTATATAGATAAAATGTTTGAGATGGGTGATATTGAAAACTTAAAAGCATACGATCTAAAACAGTTTGTAAGAAAAAGAACTAATGAGAAGATTCAAGAATTAGGTTATCAAGGAAATGTACATTACGACTCTGCTGCGGCAGACAACCTTGATTGGTTCTACCATTTAACAGGCGGTGTCACTCATACAGACTTTTTTGCTATGAGACCTACTGACTACTCTAAAGCTAATGAAGGTGAAGACTTTGAAGATATATGGTAATTAATTATGTGGAATAAAGAATGGAAAAAAGGAGTTGATTACCCTGAGTGGGGTGACAACGATGTATATAAGAAAACTATAGGTGGCCAATACTTGCTACCTGGTGAAAGTCCAGCTGATGCTTACATGAGAGTTTGTAAGACTGTTGGGATGCGTTTAGGACGCCCAGAACTCACCGAAACATTTTATGAATATATATGGAAGGGTTGGCTTTGTCTAGCGTCTCCAGTGTTGTCTAATACAGGTACAGAACGTGGTCTACCGATCAGTTGTTTTGGTATTGACGTAGGTGATAGCATATATGATATAGGAAATAAAAATTTAGAGATGATGCTACTCGCGAAACACGGCGGCGGAGTTGGTATCGGAGTTAATATGATTAGACCTGCCGGAAGTAAAATAAAACAAAATGGAACATCAGACGGAGTTGTCCCTTTCTGCAAGATCTATGATTCTACAATCCTTGCTACAAACCAAGGAGCAGTTAGAAGAGGAGCTGCTTCAGTCAACATTAACATTGACCACGCAGATTTTGACGAGTGGCTTGAAATACGAGAACCTAAAGGGGATGTTAACAGACAAAGCCTTAACTTACATCAATGCGCAGTTGTTGGCGACAAGTTTATGCGAAAGCTTGAGCTCGGAGATCCAGAAGCTAGAACTAAGTGGAGTAAACTTATTAGAAAACGAAAAGCAACTGGCGAGCCGTATATCCTCTTTAAAGGAAATACAAACAAAGCAAATCCAGAAGCATATAAAGAAAACGGATTAAAAGTTCATATGACTAATATATGTAGTGAAATTACATTACATACAGATGAGTCACATAGCTTTGTATGCTGTTTATCTTCTTTGAACTTAGCCAAGTATGATGAATGGAAAGATTCTAATATAGTATATGATTCTATATGGTTTTTAGACGGAGTACTTGAAGAGTTTATACAAAAAGCAAAAGGCAAAATAGGTTTTGAAAATGCAGTTAGATCTGCTGAGAAGGGTAGAGCATTAGGTCTAGGCGTTTTAGGTTGGCATACTTACTTACAAGAAAACAATATACCGTTTGAAAGTTTGACTGCACAATTTAAAACTCGTATGATATTCTCTACAATGATGGTTGAGTCTACTAGAGCTAGTATGGATTTAGCTGAGCTTTACGGCGAGCCACTTTGGTGCGCAGGTACTGGCTTACGTAATACGCACTTAAGAGCTATAGCGCCAACTGTCAGCAACTCTAAGCTATCAGGCAATGTAAGTCCTGGTATTGAGCCTTGGGCTGCTAATGTATTTACAGAGCAGTCTGCCAAAGGTACTTTCATTAGAAAAAATCCAACGCTAGAAAAGTTGTTACGTAAAAAAAGTAAGAATAATAAAGATGTTTGGAATAAAATATTGGAAGATGGAGGTTCTGTTCAAGACTTAGATTTCTTGACAGATGAAGAGAAAGACGTATTTAAAACATTTAAAGAGATCAACCAACTAGAACTAGTAAAACAAGCTGGAATAAGACAGCAGTTTATAGATCAAAGTGTTAGTTTGAATTTAGCTTTTCCAAAAGAAGCTACGCCAAAATGGATTAATAAAGTTCATATGGAAGCTTGGAAACGTGGAATAAAAACTTTGTATTATATGCGCACTGAATCTGTGCTACGCGGTGATATAGCTGCAAAAGCATTAGATGAAAACTGTATGGCTTGTGACGGCTAAAATAATAAAGGGGCTTAATTGCCCCTTTTTTTTATTCTCCACATTTTTTACTTGGATCATCAACTCTTCTCCAGTCTTCTTTTTCAAACCAGTCTCTAAGCGTAGCTCCTTTCTTTCGAGCTCCTTTTACATTAGTTTTAGATGATCTTCTATATTTACCTTTAGAACCAGCTGACTTTTTAGCGTTGACAAGCTGACGTCTTTTTTCAGGTGATAAACTTTTTATTTTAGCTGCAGGCAAACAAGTTTTAGTTGTACCTCCACCTTTTTGCCTTTTCATTTTAAAAGGCGCACTTGAACTATACATTTTTTAATCTTTGATTTTCTTTTTCAAGGAATTCAACCTTAATACGTAGTGCAGACACTTCTTCTACAAGTCCTAAAACTTGCTTACGTAACTCTTCTTTTTCATCGCTACTTGTTGCTAGTAGAGATTCTAAGTTTCTCACCCTGTTTTTTAAGTCATCTCTATATTGCACGCCGTCGTTGTTTTCAATGTTAATTTTTTTATCTTCAGATCTAGCTTTTAACCTAGCTTCTAAGTATTTCCATATTGAGGCAGATCCTAGAACACCTACTATGGTAACTATTATTTGTACATAATCACCCATTTCTATCAATTTTTTCTTTAAAAACTCTAATTGTATTCCAAGCAGCAAATGCTAGTATTATAACCCAACCTGTTCTGCTACCTACTAATAAGTCTTCCATATATAGATTTTCAACAGTCATGATAGCAACCAATGTAGCTATTTGAACTGCCATTAATCTATATTTTAAACAACCTTTCCATACTACAGCCCACAATTGAAACGCGCCTGCACCCATACCTCCTAAGACTAGCCATATAGATGGATTGTCAAACTCTACCACAAGTGCTAACGGTAAGCATATTAAGTGACAAAAAGCTATTAACACTTCATTAGGCTCACTGTCGCTGTACCAAAATAATTCTTTAACTTTTGCTAAACCTCTTTTTCTCATCACTTTTTCTTTTTACCCATTTTACCTGGGCCACCGGCTTTAGTACATCTCACACCCCAACCAGAGGCGTAAGCACTAGGCCATACATCAAATTTCTTTTTAGCAGCAGTTTTGCATGCTGGACTTATAGCTGCCAATAATGGCGACTTAGGTTTCATTTTAAAAGGACTCATAGTTTTATTTACGTTTACGTGACATACCTTGTGCGTGACTAGCTCTTCTCTCAAATTCTTCCCTTTTCATCTTTTCTTTTTGCTCAGGAGTAAGACTTTTCTTTTTTACACGTTTTTTAGGTCCGTCATATTTCAACGGTGATGCTAATCCATCTGTATTGTAACCGCTTTCTTTTAGTTTCTGATAAATGTTCATAGTTTTATTATTAACAGTTCCATCTGCGTCTAGCTGCTCGACCTCTTTCTCCAGTCCAACCTTTTGATCTAGCGCAGAATGATTTTCTTCTTTTAGCAGCTTTACTGCCTTTCTTTAATTTACTTGGATCTTTAGTAACAGCTGTTTTTAGCTTGCTACCAGGATTATTTCTTTTATATTCGTCTACTCCTTTCTGAGTCATACCACCACCAGCGGCAGCACCTGTACCAGTAGGATTAGCTTTGTTAAAGTTTTTACCTTTACCTATAGTTCTTCTTGGGTCAGCTTTCTTCATAGGTGAACTCGTGCATTTAGCACACATGCCACAATTACAGTTATCTCCACAATTGCACTTACCTACGCACCCACAAGTTTTTGTGAATGGATTATTCATTTTATATCCAGCTGATCCTTGAAATTTCATACGTCTTTATATTCTGTTGTAGCATCGTAGCTAGGGCATGCTTTAGACGAGAAGTCTCGATGCCCATAAACTACTGCGTTAGAGTTTAACCTCTTTAATGTTTTTATTAAGTCTAACAGACTTTCTTTTTGTTCAGGTGTTCTAGTATCTTTAGGTGTCTTACCGTCAGTCTCAACACCACCTACATAACATATGCCTATAGATCCTGTATTGTGCCCTTTAACATGAGCGCCTATTTTATTTATATCTCTACCATAAGATATGCTACCGTCTAAATGCACTAAATAATGATAACCAATATCGCTCCACCCTCTCATCTTGTGCCAGCTTCTTATAGTTTCTACACTATAGTTGAATCCTTCCTTTGTTGCAGAGCAATGTACTATTATCTTATCTATTTTTCTCATAGTGTATCATTATAGAACGTATCTAAGCAAGAAGAGTCAATGTGTTTATTGAAGCTCCACGGCTTTATTTGTACTTGCTCTTTTCCGCAAGCGATTATAAACAACAGAATAAGTAAGGCTAAAATTATTTCTTTCATTTTTAAGTAGTGTGTATAATTAGTAATATCACTTGTTATAATTAAAATCTACCTTATCGACTTAATACTTTTCATTATTTTTTGCAATTCAGCTTTTTCTAACTTATCTGCTTCTTTTTTTATTTTTCTATCCAAGCTTTTTGCTTTTCTTTTGTCTTTGGCTCTTTGTGCAGAAGCTCTTTTTTTACTTGCTTTGGCTGCTGATTTTATTAAATCTTGCTCTTCATTTCTAACATTAACATCCCAAGTTCTCCAGCCAAGTGCTAAAGCTATTCTTTGGTAAGATGTGTTCCTACTGTCAAATGCTTCGTTTATAGATTTTATTTCTGATAACAATCTGTCTAAAGGTAAGTTACCTGCTGCTGAAGCTATGTTAGCTATTATTTCGTAGTTTGGCGAAGGATTAAATTTGCCAAAAGTAGTCAAGTCGTAACCCATTTCATCTATAACCGCTTGATTAAACCTTTTGGTTTGTATTGCTGAGTAAACTTTTCTAAGCTTAGATCCTATAGGTGGAGATATGTTTGCAAGTTCAAGCATAGTATATGTTTGATCACCTGCACCATATCTTTCTTCTGCTTTTTTAGCTTCTTTTTGATAACGCATAATAGCGTTTTTCAATGTAGAAACTACAGCGCCGGCAAGACCACTACCTCTTAATATAGTGTCAACCATACTGTTTGCAGTTCTTATCGCTTTATCTTCTAGTTTAGCGTCATCTGGTTCTTCATCATCAAAGCCAGGTATCAATGCAAACAACGCTGATTGTAAAGATGAGAATATTAAGTTTTGTACAAAGCCATAATAAGCTATTTTACTTAAGTTTTCTACATCACTACCCCTTCTATTTACAATGTCTTTACCAGCTTTCTTCATCAACCTAGTATATTGCATAGGTGTATTTTGGAAAGCTAATATTAAACGACCTAAATGACTAGACTGTTGTTGTGATATAAGCATTGGGTCACCAGACTGCTGCGTCTCATCTGATATTCTACCAAAATCTTCAAAAGCCTTTGCTTCAGCTTCTTTCTTTGAAAGCCCTTGCTTTTCATACTTTTTAGTTCTATTTATTAAGAACGTAGCACCACCAGTTGCAATAGCAAAACTATCCGCTATTTGAGTTGGTGTAAAACCTATTTTAAGTAAGTATGAAACTACTGCTGCAGCTTTGTCTTTTGAGTTTTTAGCTTGGTTAGCTATTTCAGATTCTTGTATATCTGATTTTAAGCCACCGCGTCTTTCTTTTAATTTATCAGAGTTAAATATTTCAACCCACTTCTTCCAATACAAAGGTTGATTAGCAAATGCTGCTGCTGCTCTAGCAGGATTGTTATCGCTCCAGTTTATAAAGTTGGTGAATGATAACATCTGAAGTAGCGCCGATCTTCTATTAAAGAACATTATCGTACCAACCGAGTTGTTAACCCAGTTTAACCATTTTCTTTCTATTTTACCTGCTGATCTCGGAGTGTTGCTACCAGACTTCATTCTACGTATTGAGTCTTGCAAAGCTTCAACATAGTTAGTGCCATATATAGCTTCTAACTTGTTAAAAGTAGTTTGGTCAAACATTTCGTCAACGTTCTCAATAAACTCAGCTAGATACTCTTTTCTATTAACATTATCTGTTATGTCGTTAAGATCTTTTAATATACTACCTACATCCCAATATTCTTTTGGATTAACCCAATTATCTTTTTTAGATACTGCCATTAAACCCTCTGCAAAACCTACTAAATCAGGATTGTTTGCTACTAGCTTGCTTAGTTTGTTTTGGTCTCGCTTAGATATGTTAGGTATATCAAAACCTTGCTGATCCCATAAGTAAACTCTAACAGCTTGATCTGTAGTAAAATCTGTATCACCAATTTTTTTAGGTAATTCTTTTTTAAGACCAAACATGTCAAGCAAGTTCTTATAATCATTTTTCAATGCTTGAGTTGCTCCTTCCATAGCGGCGATACCTCTAGTGTAAGGTAATATTAAAGTTCTATCAAAAAATTTTTGATCAGCTTCTCCTTGCTTGCCTTTACCAGATAGCGTGTATGATGTTAATCCTTTGAAGTCTTCAGCTGAATATGGAACAAAGAATTTAAACTTACCTTTCTTAGCACCTTGTTTTCTAGCTAACACTTTCGAATACGTAGTCTCAGCTCTGACGCCTTTGTTACGCTCGATCATTTGGTTTAGATCAGAAGACATGCTTCGTTTAGTTTTAGCTATAGCTTGTTGGACCTTGCTCTTAACATCGAAAGTTTCTAAAACATCTTTAACTGCCTGTACGTTCTTAATAGCATCATCAACAAAGTAGAAGTCATTAAAGCCTTCAGCAACTTTACCAACCATCCAATCAGCTTTAGCTTGAGCAGTACTATTCGCCAGCCCTGTAATATTAGCGCGCGGAATATCTATACCTAAACCTTTCATAAACGCGTGTATAGCACTTTCCGAAGCCGATGGTCTAGCAGTTAGTATAAATATATTTTTGTTACCAAATTTATCTATTGCTTTTTGTATTCTTGGAATCAATGGCCCTGGCTGACCTTTTACTACTTTGTTAAATTCACTAAAGTCAAACTCAGCTCCTTCGGCTAGTAGTGTCTCACCTTGAGCAGCAAACTCAGCTGGGTTGATTTTAAATGTCTTACCATCTTTTTTAACTATGATCTGACTTTTGCTAAACGCTAACGTGTCATCAAAGTCATATACACTTATACCTTTAGGGTTTTCAGAGTAAGATCTTTTGGTTGCGTTATTTAAAGCTTTGTCTAAGTCGCTATTTTTCTTAGCAGCTTCTGGATTAGTCTTAGAGAACAAGGATCCTACAAAATTTCCAGTTTTAACATCTAAGAACATAATGCCTAGATCTTTATATCTAACGTCAAATATTGGATCTCCAGGTTTATAACCTATACCCATTTTTTCTTGAGTACCTCTTTCTCTTAATATCTTATCTAATTTATCAGGCAAAATAGCTGTGTCATAATCTTTTAAAAGTGTTTTTATATCTTTTAAAACATTAGCGTCTTTATTAATAAGATACTTTACACTATTGGTCGCCATAGTTTTAGCCGTAATGACGTGTTCAAGCACTAGTTTGTCTTTGTCAAAAGCTAATCCCATTTCAGCAAGCTCTTCAACCGTAGCTATTGTTCCATCACTTTTAACCGGAACAAATCTAGGCGCAGCCATTGCTTTTCCTACTCCGCTCATGTCGGCGAACTGGCTTATTATTAAAAATTCAGCTGCTGCTAACGATATACTACCATCTTCTACCGAATTAGCTAAAAATTCTAAAGATTCTAAAAATATTGCTTTATCTACTTCTCCTTCATTATAAAGATCTAAAACCTTATCTATTTTTCCTTGCTCGCTAAGTTCAAGGAATTTCTTACTAACGTACCAATTTTTTCTAGATTGATCCGCCGGTCTTTTTTTGCCTTTAGTCGATTCAATACCTAAGCTGTTATTCATGTCAGCCACGTTGCCAAAATTACCGTTTCTACTAGATTTACCTTTTGGTCTTAACTCTACGTTTTCAGATGTTAAGATTAATCCATCAGGTTGTTTTTTCATTAAAAACCCAGCTAAGCCTCCTGGTTTTTGAAGACCGTCATACCAACCTCTTATAAACTTATCTTCTCCTAAAAAATCGAAAAGCTTTTTAGAAGCTAATCTAGTTTCATTGATAAGGTCTATATTTTTAAGATCAAACTTTCTTTCAATACCAGCTTGAGCAAAAATATCTTTATATTCTATAGGAGACATTATTTCTCTAGTGATATCTAGAGACAGATCTATAGCTACGCTATTTTTATCCCTACTTTGTATTTGAAACTGATAGTTATTAAATAAAGCATTACTGCTTATTTCGTTAGCAATTTGTTTTAGTTTACCTTTTGTCAATCCTGGTATTTCATTTTCTTCAAAATGGCCTACTATTGCTCTTGCTAGATCTCCATCTTCAGCTACTAATCTATTTATAAATGTTTCAGTATTTATTCCTTCAATAAAATTGTCTACTATAGTAGGATCATTCTTAGCAGCATCATATAGTTTTGATACAGATCTTTTTACATTACCTCTTTCCGCTTGTTTATTGAATTCTTGAACAAAATTATCTGCTAAAACAGCGCCTACTCTTTCTTGGTTTTCTTCAAATGCTTTTCTTATTTCGCTATTTGGATTTAAAAGCTCTTGACCATAGACGTCAAAAGCGTATTCTTCAGCTAGTGCTTTAGCTAATGCTTCTTTTCTGCCTCTAATAACCTCGTCACCTTTAAACATGTAAGCTAGGAATTGTTCGTCAGTAATTTTATTAGCAGCATTAGGTAGTCTTCTAACCAATTGTGCGCCAGCTGTTCTACCTGCTTTGTCAGTACCAACACTTTCACGATCTATTTTCTTACCTTCCCAATCAGATGTGAACTTACCATCAACAGACTTTTGAATAGCAAAAGGCATACCTTGCATAAGCCAAGTTGTAGTCATGTTTTCAAGTATAGGTTTTTTAAGTTTTAAGAAGTTGTTCCTAAGTTCACCACCACGTTTAGCGCCTAGCATTTTCTTAAACTCAATATCTGCTTGCTTGCCTATTTCTTTTTTAATCTCAGACATTAAAGGTGTTACAGTCTTGTTTATAGATACTGCAGCATCGATGCGCGATTTAAGTGTTTTAGTTATAAGTAGTATTTTGTCTTTTACTTTAGCTACCATTTCCGCGGGTAGTACATTACTTTCTACTAAGTTTTTATACTCAACTCTTGGAGCTTCTGTAGTTGTAGTTTCAGCTACAGGTTCTGCAACTTGTCTAGCTTCTTCAGTATCTAAGCTTTCAGCTCGTCTTTCAGACTCTATAGCTAATTGTTTCTTAGCATCTAGCTTACTAAACCTAGTGTTAGCAAATATAAACTCACCAAAAGTAATTGGTTCACCACTTTTAGTTTTTCTAACTGCTGCTGGATCGTAGTTTATTAATCTATCAACTACACCTTCAATCATCTTTTCTGCTTCTTCTCTAGACAATGCTCTAGAGTTTACGTAATTGTATATAGCACCGCCAGGTTGGGTGGCATTAAATATTGGATTAAATATTTTAGCTCCTTGAAATTCTGCTTTTGTTTTTACATCTTTTGGTACTAAATTATTTATAGTATTTAATATACTTGAAGATTTTTTAGTTTCTGGCTTTGCTTCTATGTCTTTTATGCTAGCTGCTTTATCTTTAGATAGCAAGCTTTTAAAAACTTCGCTAGCTTCCGCGGCTTTTATATCTGATTTAGATAGTGTTCCGTCTTTGATCTTTTCGGCCATGCTAGATATAAAATCAACAACAGCTGATTGTGTAGACAAGTCTGTAGGCACTCCAACGTCTTTGTTGAATAGTTCACCTAATCTGTACATAAAGGTTTTGGTTACCTTTTTGTCTTTATTGATTCTGCCAATACGCTCAACAAAACCCATTATTATTTCTTCAGGTATAAATTCGCCAGTCTTTTTACTTACTTCAACTCTTTGAGTCTTTAAATCGCCAAACATTTCAGCGTAGATCTTAGGATTTGTTTCTTTAAGAAATTGTGTTATTTCTTTAGCTATTAAATCTATATTTAAACCTTGTTTTTCAATCCAATCCCAAAAAATCAAATGGCCAACCTCGTGTGTCGCCGTACCCTCTCTTTCATTTTTTAATTGATTTTCTTCTGTTGTTACGTACATGTATGAATCTCCAACGCGACCAGCTTGACCGTTGAGCCCGCCTATTTCAGCATTAGCTAAACCATACCAAAAATTATTTTTATTTTTTGAATTTTTGCTAAGATCTACACCTTCTTCTTTTGCTTTTTTAACGGCAAAAGCTTTAGCTTCTTTTTCAGTTTTAAATTCAAAAGCTTCAAATGTTAAACCTACATTTTTTAATGCTTTTTTAGCATTTTCATTATTAACTTTTATTTCTTCTAGTAAATATATGTCATAAGCCTCTTTTTTTATTTTAGCTTCTGTTGCTTCAAATCCTTCGCTTAATATTTTCTGAGATGCTTGAGTTCTTATTCTATCATATCTTTTTTTGTCAATAGTTTCTAACAAGTGCCATCTATTAGCGTAATCAAGAGGGTTTCTAAATTTTTCTATTCTTGCATGGTTAGCTTGGTAATCTTTGCTAAGCTCTGCAATCTTATCTTTCTTTTGTTGTTCTGTAAGACCAGAATTTTTATTAGTTACTTCAAGATACTGTTGCTTTAGATCAGCTTGCTTGCCCAGCACTTCAGTATATTGCTCAAAGTTTCTTCTACTCATTTTAGACAACCACATTTTTTCTACTTCTATGGTTTTATCATCTATTTTCTTATCTATATCAGCAAGAGAGGCTTCAAGGCGTTTTTTAATCTCAGGACTTAAACCTTTGTACTGTAACTCTGTCTTTATCTTTTCTCTTTGATCGTAAAAGTTTTGGAGCTCTAGTCGTTCTTTAGAGTTCATAGATGCGTTCATAGCTACGCCCATAGATACAGCACCACCACCCATTATACCACCAAAAAATCCTCCAGAAAATGTTGCATGCGCTACTCCTTCAAAAATATTAGGGTTTCTAGTTATAATATTTTGAGTGAGGGTAGTTAAACCTTCTGTTATTGCTTCTTCTCCTGTACCTATAGCAAAAGCCTTGCCTATGGGCTTACCAAAATTTAAAGCTCTTTGCAAAGCGTTAGAGCCAACTCTTTCGGCTAATTTCTTTTCTGTAGCACTGAACAAATTAAGCCCACTTTTGAAAAATCTTGATCCAAGCAAAAACGTAGGAGCCGCGCCTAGAAGACCTTCAGCTGCTCCAAAACCTACGCCTGTTAGAAACTTATTTAAATCGCTATATTCTTTGTCGTTAAATTCTAAATTTACTCCGTAAGATTGTATATCATTGTACTTGCTGAGAAACTCTTGGTAACTCATGTCGCCAATTTGTTGACCAGCACTCATAGATCCTAAACTTAAACCTGAAACCATAGCCGCACCTAGCTCACTCGCGCCTAATGCAGTGGCTGCGCCACCTGAAGCTGCTATTAATGCAAATATAGGTAATTGTCTCCCTGCTTCTTCTGCAATAAATCTACCAAAATTATCTAAACTACTAAAAGCTTCTTCAAAGCCAACATCGGCTCTATATTTTTCGCGAGCTTTGTCTAGTTCTTTTCTTCGCTTTATGGATATTTGCTCCATAACGTTACTAGATCCAGGAATATTGTCTGTTTGGGCTAAAAACTCAGCTAACCCAAAACTTAAATTGCCTAGTGTAGACTCTGCAAGAAAACCAACTTTATTCAACAAGCTATAGTCTCTTTTCAATAAATCTAATTTTAAGTCTGCATTAGATAGCTCGTCTATAGCCACACCCATTTTTTCGTAATCTTCGTAAAGACTCGTTCTAACTGTACCTAAGTCAATAAGATTTTTTTGATAAGTTTCTATTTCAGACGCGCTTAGCTCATCTCCATATTCTTTCTTATTTATTATATTTAAGTTTTGTATATATCTAGGATCATTTTCGTAAGATTCTATTCTAGCATCGATACTTTTAATGTTATCGCTTTCTAAAAACTCTAGCGCTTTGGCTCTATCAATCTCTGACTGCTTTCTTGTGGCTGCTTGCTCTTCTTTAGTGAACGTTGCAACAGCTTTATCATACTCACTCGCTGCTGCTTTTGATATCTCTATTTCACTTTGTGAATACGCGGTATATCCTAAAACATAATCTTCTGGCGGCTCTTCACCTTCCCAATACCTATACTCTTCTGGTATCCTATTTAGATGCCCCTCTTGCTTGAGCTCTTTTAGTAAGTTTTTGTTGTATATTAATTTTTCACTGTAAGGTTTAACTAACTCCGATTTTATTTCAGGAATATTAAACTCAAGTCCTTGAATACTACCTGCAGTACTAACCGATACTTTTTTTTCGTAAGGTTTAAATGTTTCTTTGTTTACAGATCCATCTGGCAAGAAAAACTTATTTTTTATTTCTTTGTTTTTAGATTTTAAATTAGGATTAATATTAGCGTCTAACATTTCAGACGGAGTTAAATATATTGAAGACCCATCTTCTAGCTCTACCTCTATGTCTGCTGTATATTCTTTGCTTAGCGTTTCTACAGTTTTTACTCTAGGTCTTAGAGTTCCTAAACTAGAACCACCAGCGTCAACTCTTACTTTTTTCTCTACCTTTTCTAACTCTACGCCTTCGGGCTTCCTAATAGCTCCTTTTTCTCTATAAAGACTATAATCAGTAGTTTCAGGTTGGCTAACTGCTTTAGCTTCTGGATATTTTTCAAAAAATGATACAAATTGCTCTGCACTAAATCCGCTTAAATCATATACTCCGTCTTCTGTTTCAAACATATTTATTATTTAACTTTATATTTAGCATAAGGATTTATTTCTTCTATATCTCTGCTATTTGCATCCTTTGTATCTGCTTTGTATTCCGGTGAACTTAAAAAATCAACTTTAGTCATATCTCCAGTGTATCTAACATCTTCTCCTTTTTTCATACTTTGAAGCATTGTACCTATCTCAAGCTCTGTATATTTGCGGCTTCCATCTGGATTTTTTGCTGACCTCATGTCTCTTACTAGCTGTACTTGTTCTGGGCTAAGGCCACTAGTACCGCCGCCATTACCTCCACGCGTTGCTCTAGGACTTTGCTTCACTCTATACCCTGTTTTAGAATGATTAACTAGAACGTCCATGTAGTTGTCTACTACTATGTCTTTTAAAGCTTCAAATGTCATGTTTCCATTTCTATAAGCTTCTACATTTTGCGCTATATATGGATCATCTGCTAATCTAGTGTCACCTACTAAATCATCATAGATTAAAGACATTAATGTATTTCTACCACCTTTATCTATACCAAGCCTTAGGTCGTTTCTGTATTTATTGTACATAAAATCACCTTGCTTCAATATCACGCCATTCTTATATACATTTTCAGCAGCTGACATTAAGCCTTTTGCAGCGCCATAGTCTTTTAGTTCATAACCAGGCAGATCATTCATACTGACCATACCATCATCACCTATGAAACCAACGTTACCGTATTCATCTATATTTAAGTCAAACTCTTCATTGTAAACTGATCTAAGTAAATTAACGTTAACTTGGTTCTCTGGCGATAAAGATGTAGACTGATCCCTAATATTATCTATTATTTCTTTTTTATTAGCACCATAGTTTTTCATTTGAGTACTTAAATTTTCAAATGAGTTCCTTATATTATTCATTTGATTACTTAGGCTCATATACATCTCACTACCTACTTCATAATCGTTAACTTGATTTGCTAAATCTACATACTTAGACTTCTGCACAGACAAGAAGTTTGCTATATTGTTTCTATATTTATCTGGCACTTGTGTAAGATCAACATCTTGAGGCAACTTATTGAGATATGTTTCTAACTGTTGTTCATAGTTGTTTTTAACTACACCTACAGGATCACTAGTTTGCAAAGGTTGACCTTTACTAGCTTGCATTAAACCTTTATTAAACGCTTCAGATGCATCTAAAAAAGTTCCATACAGGTATCTATTTTGTGCGTTTTTTACTAATTGTGAATCATCCATTTTATTTATCGTAAAAATTTGTGCCTTCTACCGTTGGTGCTACTGCTTGCGATACTCCACCAGCTAGCTGTCCAATACCTCCAATAACTGCTTGCTTTGCTTGCTCCCTAGCTAAGTTAGCAGCGCCAAGCCTACCTTGAGCCATACCTAAAAGTGTATTTGTTTTTTGATTTTGCATTTGTCTAGAGATTAGATCACCTTCTCTTTCTTGAGCTTGTAATTGACCCGCCATACTTCTTTCAGCCATTAAGTTAGATCTTTCTTGCTGACCTATATCTACAGAAGCTCTTTGAGCGTTAGCAGCTTGTTGCTGAGCCATAGACTGCGCTAAGCCTGCAATACCACTACCACCAGCTGCACCTGCAAACTGATCCATTATATTTGCTTGACCTTGGGCTTGTTGTTGAGCAGCAAAATCAGCAGCTTGTGTGTTTACTGTTAGATCTTCGTAAACGTTTTCCATATTAGCGTATGGATTTGATGTATCTCTAGCTTCTAATTGAGCTTTATACTTGTTAAATTCTTGTTGAGCAGCTCTCTGCTCTTGTCTTCTACCTTTACTACCTATTATTCCGCTAGCAATACCAGCTACTCCAGAAATCATACTAGGCGACGTTAGTAATGTTAATGGGTCAAATTTTAATGGTGAATTTTTCTTGTTCATTTTATTTAATATCTATATAGTTACACATTATTTACTACTTTCAAATATCTCAGATCCCATTGCAAATAGCTCTGCTTTTTCAGTGGAATTATTCTTAACTTCAACTTCAGCATAATACCCAAGTAAACTTGCCATATTAGCTCTATTATCCTTGCTAAAAAACAAAAAGTCATTAGAAGCTGGTAGCACAGTATTGCTTGCTACGTCGCACGTAACTTGTTTATTAGCATAATTAACTCCAGTTATAAGACCTAATCTAATAAATGCGTTAGCGTAGTCTACAGTGCTAGTGTCAGAGAACGTATAAGTACTAGTATCTGCGTAATACAGTACGTCTGTTGTGTCTTCCTGTATCGCTTGATTTAATGGATGAGTTAGTGTAAATGTTATATTTGGCATGTTTTATATTAATATGATGCTAAACCTGGTGAACCTCCTGTGCCACCTATTGCGTCTTCTATGTCTGATATATCTTCGTAAGTGTTATTGAATCGATGTATTATGTCTGCATTGTATACATAAGAGTTCGATGCAGAAAGTCCAGATAAATCACTTGCAAAATCTATAATCACAGAGAAGCTAGATAAAGCTAATTTTCTATTCACGTTGCTACTGTCTGTTAGTGTTAACGTAGGAGTGCTGTCTACAGTTAAAGTAGTATTAGCAAAAGTAGAATCATTTAATCTTGGTAGAAATAATAATTCATAATTACCTGTAGTGTACCCAGAAGGCAATCCATCTTCTGCAACTAAAAATGCACCAGTAATTGTTATCTTAACAGACGAGGTTGTTGTAGTTATGTTTTGCTTGCTATATGCCCCGCCATTGTCTGATACCTCCATAGATGAAGAATATCCTATGTCAGAAGTATATCCTGCTCCTCTAGATATAGAGTTAACAAACTTTTTAACTACCTCTGATATATTGAATGATAAATTAAGTGTAGTTGCAGTTGGAGCAGATGTAAAAGCAAACGTACTTAAATTGTGCGTAAGCGTTATATCATCTGTGCCCCATTTATCTATAAGCATATTTTCTCCTTTTAAATATAGCTTAGTTCTATCTATTGCAGGCGCAGACACAGTTGTTGTGTTTTGTTGGTTGACTGTGCCATCTGTTGCAATTCCGCCAGATACAAAAAACTCTGAACTTACCTCTATAGTTTGACTTTTGTAAACTGGAGTTTCGTCTGTTGTAAAAAACTTTATTTTAAGAAACTGTGAATCACCAACTATAATTATATCATCGCTTATACTAGCAAGACTAAAACCAGATTTGTTAGTTAATGCTTCTCTTTGAACTTCTGTTAATGCTACTGTAACGTTAGGTTCTGTCCCTGCTTCAGCCAATGCATGACTTGCATACAGATCACCTGATTGTATTTCTGCTATATTGTATCCATCAGCGTTGCTTCTAACCGATGCAACTATTTTTGGATCTGTTATTGAGCCACTATTAAGTGTTTTTGTATAGTTTAAGTCAGTTAAAGTAAATTCGTTAGCTTGGTTAGGTAGATGAAAATCAGAAGCATGAGTTATAACTATTTCGTAATCATATTCATCAGCTGGCTTATTTGGTATTGAGTTCTTTCTGCCTCTTGGCTCTACGATACCTTTTGTAACGCCTTCGTGATCGAAGTACTCTATCGTATTTGTAGTTGATGATCTTCCATCATAAGTAGATGTAAAAAAGGCAAATCCTTTCCTAGTTATATCAAAAGTTATAACGTCAGGGTCAGGTACTACATCTATACCCGGCGCGTTAGCATCTATTGTAGTTCCAGTCTCTGGTATTATAGTAAACCTGTAAACTTTATCTGCAACATCTTCTGGTATTAATATATTTTTAAAAAATATACCAGTGTTATCTAACGTGTGAGGATCTGTAGCTGGGTCATAGCTTCCATCGCTTTGTATTTCTGATGGATACGTTGTTGTAGATGTAGATGCTTCAAATATGTCACTTATGGTTGTTTGAGAGTTGTCAAAGACATATATTCCATCTGTAGAATCTATAGTAAAAACTGGAGGATCAGAAGTGTCTAATGTACCTCTCTGCATTTTTATTCTAAACTGAGCATACTCATCGCCAAATATTTCAAGTCTTCTATTGATACCATTAAGCCCTGCGTCACCAGTATTCATCCTGTAGCCATATATCTTTTTGTCTAAACCTGGAATATCTTCACCAGCGCCAGTAAATGTTATAACGTCACCGCTCCTATCTACATTTGGTATTGTTGCTTTTATAGTATATACTACTTGAGTTAATCTATCAGAGCTGTCTAACGTATCTACTCTACTTATCGTATAATCATCACTAGCGTTTGCATTGCCAGAATTTGTTATAACTACTGTAGGATCTTCGTCTATAAAGTCATTAGTAGTAGCAGCTATTGTCATAACCATTATAGTCACTAAATCACCTGGATTGTCATAAGCGTAAAAATCTGTAGTAGATGCTGACGATGCAAAATCTTCAACGTTAGATGCTACAAAAGTTACTTTATCAGGCGTGCCTGGTACTGCAAATGTACCTTGAAGTTTTACAGGTGTTAGATTCTCAGGCGTTGCACTACCGCTAGGATCTATATCTAGCGTTATGTTTTCTGTCGGTGCATAACTATCGACAAAATCTACAACAACATTAACTTTGTTGCTAGCTGTATAAGATCCATCGTTTTGAGGACCTCCAGTAGTTTCGCTATCAGACAAAGTAATGCTTTGTATTTTAGCAGCGTCTGGATTAGTTCCAGCAGTAAAATCTCTAGCTGCCACAACATAACCAGAGTCAGGTATTATTTCTAACGTAACACTAGTTACATCGTTTTGGCCTGAGGTTGTAACCACAGTCCTACTTTCCATACTACAATTTATTAACGCCATACTTTATTCTAATCTTATTTGTATATCTTGACCTTGAGATCCTGTAATTGCACTTATATATCCTAAACCTTGTACTGAGTATTCTTTAGTGTCTAGATTTGCCACTGTAGTTTCAGTTCCAAGTATATTGTAAAACCACTTTCCTTCTTTATTTTTGAAAGTCTTAACTTGTCCGCTTTGTAAATCTGACTCTATAGAACTAACCCACCAACCTGTTTTTGCTAATCTGTTTTCAAATTTATTATCTGTGTCAGGATCATCTACAAAAACCCTAGCTTGTGATCCTTCATAATTTATAGTCTTAAAAGACTTAACAGATCCAGGTGCATCGTTAAAAATAAACTTAACAGACGATTCATATTGAGTTCCGTAAAAGTTGTTTCTAGTTTCATTATCATGTGACCATAGCTCACCATTTTTGAAAGTGTAATATATATTATTTAATGATAAACCATTTTCTTGTATAAAGCTTTTTCTAGAGTTCCAGCCGTTTACATCTTCTTTGAATGCTGCTGTATCATTATAGTCTTTAGCACTTATAGTTGGGTGATTGTTTTTAACAGTTAACGTTAAGTTATACTCGTCTTTATTTTCATCATAACTACCTACTACTTTTTCTACCTTAGCTAATTTGTCTCTAAAATAGTCATACATGCCATATTTTGATATCGGCGTTAGTCCGTTACCAGATAGCCTTAGTATCACACCTCTATTTTTGTCTGAGAAATAAGCTCTATTTCCATACCTAGCGTATGATTCTGGATTTTTACTTATGCCATAATCACCAGCATAAGGCTGTATTGAGCCTAAAACATTAGTGCTTGATAATACATTAGCACTTCCATCAGCGTTAAATAGTGCATCTCTATCAGCTAAAACTTTTACTACGTTGTCTTCTAAATAAACATCTAAATCACCTAGCCTAAACTGCATGAGTTGTATTGATCCATAAGATGGATTTATAGATTTAGTTATTTGTTCTGCCTGTATGAATTGATTTAAGTTATTAGTTCCCGATGTTGAGTTGTATACACCTGAAAATATAATGTCTGACTTTTTGCGAACCTCTTTGTATTGCTCTTCTAATACTGTAGATGCTCTAACACCTTTACCAATTGTAGGTGCGTTAAAATCATCTCTAATTCTATCTGATTCAACGCCATTGCCAAAGCTGAAGCAATTACTATATGAAAGTCTTTGCGTAGAACCGTGCACGGATTTTTGGTAAGCATCACTTGCTTCGTAATATATATCTAGCTCTGCTACTTCCTTAGGTTCAGTTTCCCATATAGCTGGATTGCTAGATGTAAACGTTTCTCCAGAATAAGATGAAGCTAAAAACTCCATATTAGTTGCAGTAGCTTTAGTAGTATGTCCTCTTTGAACAGGTGACCATTTTATAGGCTTATCCAGCTTCAATGTCCACCTAACTACTCTACTTCCGGAAGTTTTACCTCTGTTTTTATTTAAATCTGCATCTTTGTACGCTACTAAATTAGTTCTACTCCAAGCGGTTATAGTATATACGTTTTCTTCTTTATCATCATCGCCAGCAAATCTAAATTTAGTGCCAGGTGTTTGCAACAAGCTAACCATGGCAGCTTGCCTGCTAGTATCGTCTGCAACTCCAAATTGACCCCAAACGCCCCATCTAGCCCCTTTATCATCGCTTGGACCAAAAAAGTGGTATGCAATTTCTATAAAGTCATTACCTTCTTCAACACCATAACCATATGTGGTGTGCATGTGCGATTGCTGGCTTACTAATCCACCTCTCCAATTTCTACCATTAGTAATCATATTACCTCCTGCTTGTTGAGAGTCATAGTAAGCATTGTGATCTATAAACCACTCAGCACTAATGGCTTCCTTACCATCTGCATCAGGCGCTACGCCTGGATAAGTACCTTTGTCTTTTTTCCAATATTTTTTTTCATCAGAAGGTGTGTATCCTTGTTTAGCGTTGTTTTTATATCCGTATATAGGCTGAGTATTTACTATTTTATACTCATCTGCATTGTCTTTTACTAATATAGCTTTCTCTAAAGTATCGTCTTTTTGTATTTTAGCAAAAAATCTTCCTTGAAATTCAGGTTTTCTTTTTACTTGCTTTTGAAATACTTCTATAGTTAAATCACCATCATTGGCATTAAATGAACCTATAAAAGCTACATCTAGTGCGTCAAATTTTCCATCTAAAGAAACCCTATATGCACTAGGAATTAAATCAGGTTTGTATTGTATATTGGCTATATCATAATGTTTAGTTTTGTTTTTACCATTAGATAAAACTAAAGTTAGATCATTAAGTTGATGAACAGGTATAGAAGACGCTCTTTCGTCTCCAGTTCCACCATATATCTTCTGCCAATCCCAAGACTTAATGTCTACATAACTGCCTTCTTGAGTAGGCCAACCTGACCCTGCAAATACAGTTCCACCACCACTGCCAGGCGCTAAAGTTCTATTTAGCTTACCTTTAGATACTTTCTCTTCTTTTATAAAGTCAGGTGCTTCGTTTTCTATAGCTAGTAATTTATACTTGGCTTCATCTTCTACAAAATCATCCGAGTCGTGTTTCTTTTTTAACGTTATAAAAGTTTCTTCTTGAACTTTATTTCTTTCAGATGACGGAAATGAAATCCAAACGTTGCCATCTTCAGCTGGATAATACCTATCCATTGATAAATTATAATAAGGTTGAGAAGTTTCTTTTATATAATACTTAAAGCTATCAACCCAGTAAGGCATAGGGCTCTTAATTCTTATACTTAAATCATTTCTGCTTGGAGCAAAACCTTTATTAAGTTTCACGGATCCGCTAGTATCGGTTAATACAGGTGTTTCTCTGCCGTATTTATCTCTGTATACTACTCCAACTTGATATGTTCTTTGTGATTTTAACGATGCAATAGCAAATTTACTTGGATAGTCTTTGCTAGTAACTGATAGGGCGAACTTAGGTGTTATATCTATATCGTTATTTGTTAGGTTGTAATTTTCTACGTAGTTACCAAACATTAATCTATTTCCTGACACTGCTAAAGCTTTAGCTTTTCTGGGTACATTGTCATATGGTCTCAATATTTGATTAGATGGTATTACTTTATATATTAATTCAGATGTTATCTCTAATCTACCAGAATATGGATCTAAGAGAGTGCCTATGTCATTATATTCTGAATCTGTAGTCTTAATACTTTTTACTACGTATATATTGTTAGATACAGAATCTTTATATAATATATCTATTTCTTCTACGTTATAAGGTTCGTACACACCTGTACTAGAATCTGGTGCCCAATTTCTTACTTCTAATTTTCTAAGCTGGTTTACCATACCTAGGTTATAACCTTTCTTAGGATCGTAATCAAATTCATCACCTAAGAAAGCTACTTTACTAAATGGTGAGATAGTTGAATACTCTCCATCTTTATATTTATATCTGTAAGCAAACCTAACAAACTTAGTTTCGAACAAAGCTGGCTTTTGTATAAGCTCTACTCTCCAGTTTTGCACGTTTTGTTCTATATTTTCATTTACTGAATCTATATTTATTTTGAATATTTTAGGAAACGCCTGGTAAGTTTCAGTTACAGAAACTATAACTGCCGAATCTTCATCAACATCATCTTGATCTGCTGTTAGTAGTGTTATTTTTAGTTTATCACCTTCTCTAAAATCAGGTGCAGTTCCAGAGAATATAATTTCACTATCTACAGGGTTAGCAGAAGGTCTACCAGCTGCAGCATCAGCAGTTCCATTACCATCTTGATCTGTATATTCGCCCGATGGCACTGGCACCCAATCATTATCGTCATTTAAATAGGTGAATGACTTACCTATCAATGTAGCAGATATAGGACCTTCTCTAGTCGTTCTAGACATCTTTAGCACAGGAGCAGATTTTGGTCCTTCTTTTATAACGGTACAATGCTTTTCTTCAAAGTCACCACCATCTACTTGAGTATGTGTCCATAATCCATTAGTATAATCTTTCCAATCAGTTACCTTTATCATTTTTGGCTCTGAGTTGTCGTCAGTCCAGATTAAAAAGTCATCTAATATCTCTATACCAGTTATTAAGTTATCTCTTTTAAAGCCAAGAACATTTAATGTATCTACAACAACAGGCGTTACTGTATTGTTAGTTTGATTGTATTCTATTACTAAGTTTTTAGTTTGGCTAGTTACAAACCAATATATACACTCAGTCTCATCCCTTCTTATAGCACCTACCACATAAGCATAGTTACCTAAGTTAGCAGTTCCAATAGCGTTTGTGTATGGTAACTTATTGCCTAATACATTTTGCAAAGAACCAACATCAGCACCTTCAGATGTAGATACTTGAACGTTTAAAGCGTCTCTATACTGACCGTTAGGAAGTAGTCTTTCATCGAGGTCTTTATTCATTACCCCTTTGCTAAAAGTTCTTTTCAACTCTGGCATATTTAGTGTTTAATTATTTTAGATTTGTTTTTCATTATAAGATTAATCTCTTCTATTTTAAGATTTGATAATCTTAGCTTAGCTAACCTTAGAGCTGCTCTTCTTTCTTTTTTAAATCTAGCAACTACATACTCTGGTGTATTTACTCTAGATGCAAGTATTGCGTAAGCTACATGTTTGTATATAGCTTCTTCAGCAAACTTATGAACACGCATTTCACTTTCAGTACCTAACCCATCGCTTATATATTTTATAGTTATTATTTTACCAGCAAGATCAGAACTGAAGAAAGCATATCCGGTAGAGTTATCTATAAAAAATACTCCATTAAACTGAGCATTCTCTGGCATTAAACCATATCTTCTACCTTCAGCTAAAGTAGCATCTGTGTCTGGTCCACTTACATTTTCTACGGTATTATCGTTATCTGAATTAGCTTTAAAAGCTTTCCACGTTTCAGACTCAAATGCTTTTAGTAACGTGTTATCGTTGTCAAAGGTGTATTTGTAATCGCTGTCTTGAAGAAGCGCAGAAGGATTACTAGTTTTTCTAGCTGGATATATTATTCTTTCTACTCCAGCATTGTCTTTCCAAGAAAACTGAACATAGTTAACATAATCATGCGGCAGTTTCATTTTCAACGATGGAGGTATTTCTATTTCTTGAGCTTTTTCAGATTTTAAAGTATCATAACTAAACTCTTGCATTGCTCTTTGAATATGAAAGTTTATATCTGGTATTTTTACTTTTGATATTATTTTTCCTTCACCAACATACCCAACTCTAAAGTTGTTAGCTAGATCATCTATGCTTATGTATTGATAATTACCTAGCTGATCTTCATTGTTAAGTTGTCTTACCAATATTAGAGCACCATCAGCAGGTGCTGTATCAAAAGTTAATACACCACCTGAATAAGAATAGTTATCACTATTTTCTTCTGAACCATTTACGAATACTTCAAAGTCTGCTTCAACAGATGGTGCAGGAACAAATGTTAACGTAAAATTAACTTGGGATCCAGTACCTGTAAACGTCTGACTATTGTCGTAATATTGTTGTTGTGTGCCCTTGAATAATGCCATGTCTTATTGTTTTTCTTGTTGAATGTTTTTAGCGTCTTCTGTTGCGGCTATTTGGTATAGTTGCGGATCTCTTATAGTAACACCAGCTAAAGTTAATATTTTTAACACTAACTCTGTTTCTTCAGAAGCATGCAGCTCAAAGTTTGTTGATGTAGATGGATTGTATAAAGCCTCATCATTAATCATAACATAGCCCCAATAAACGTCTGCGGGCTTTTTGATATAATTCATGCTTAGCGAATCTGCTTCAGCTGGTAATACCGTTATTAGATCTGTTTGGACTATGAATATAGGTCTTTTAACTGTTGGAGCAGTTAATGGAGAGTTTAAATAATACCTTAATTCGTTAGGATTTAACTTTTCGGCTTCTACTTTAGTTTGAACGCCGTTTATAGTTGTTGAGTTGTACACAGCACCTAGCTTGTGAACATTTTGCTCTGACAATGTATCAGATGAAGTAATAGGTGCATCATATACTTCGAATATACCTATCTTTTCTTCTAACATGTCGACAGCATCGGAATGAATAGTGTCATTACCTGGTAACCTTAAAAATTGATTAAGATCATAGAAATACTGTTCAAATATATCTAATTGTGCTTGATTAGCAAGAGTGTTAAACTCTTGTGGAGTTATATAGCCACGCTGTTCTTTATTGGCTATAGCTAAAACTCTTAAATAAACTGTATTTATATTTACTGCCATAATTTCTTTTTATATAGTTTGTGGCCACCTATACAGATGACCACATCCTATAAGTGACTATTAATTTAGTTTCTTTTCAATAGCATTGAATACTTCAACACCTTCGTCTGTCTTAAACCATGCGGCAAGAGCTGAGTAGGGTTGTTCTTCAAATGGTACGGTAAATAATTTTCTACCGTTACTAGCCCACTTAAACACTCTGTTGTTGTCAGCTAGTTTTATAATGTTTGCCTCAACGGCTTTAACTCCAATGTTTCTTAATTGAACATTATCATCTTGCGCCAGCTCTATAAAGGCTCCAGGATTGTTTCTAGCGAATACTAGAATATCTCTTTTTATCTCCTTAGAACTCATCTTAGATACCTTAGATCCTTGCTCTACTCTTAATATAGCTTCAGAAGCATCTATATCTAAGCTTTGCGCTAGATTTAATGCCGTTATTTCTAATTCTATCCAATCTACTTGATTGTCAGCAATTTTTTCAGGTGCAAACTCTTTGTAAAGTTTATTCAACCTTGGATGATAAACTGAAAGTAGTAGTTGCAATGCTTGGTTTTCTTTTGGAACGTTTAATTGACCGTTTCTAAAAACAATGTGACCAAGTGTTGCAGTACCTTTTTGTTCATCTTTAAAAGGTGAAGGATGGTTGGTTGCATACCTAAGCTCTCTTTGGTAACCTTTAGTTTCATCAAACCACATTAGTGGCTTTCTTCTCGAATGTCTAGAAGCTATAGTTGCTGCTACTGGTGACATTCCTTCTTTGAGTATATAAACTCTATCTTTTATTTCCCAATCTTTGGGTTTTGTAAATTCCATGATATAATATAATTTAAAAGTTAAAATAAAAAAAGGTCAAGGTGCCCGAAGGCACCCTAACTCTTTTAGTTGTTATTCTATGATTTGAACAATACAAAGTTGTTCGCAGCTTGAACACATAAACATCTTTCTGACAAGAAGTTTACTACCATCTCGTCAGCGTCAGACGTGAAGTTTCCACCTACAGATCCAGTGATCCAAGATTTCATTCTTCGGTCATCAGCTTCAGAAGCTCGGTAACGTACGTGTAAGAAAGGTCTAGCGATGTTCTTACCTAAAGACTGATCGTAAACGGTAGAAGTACCAGCTGGCACCATAATACCTTCAATGTCTCCGATTAATCCTCGAGTAGTAGCATCGTTTAAGTATTTCCAATCAGACTTGTAGAAGTCATAAGAACCTCGTCTGAAACCAGAGAAACCTAAATTAAGCGCCATATCTTCAGAGTTGTTAAATACTCCGTAAGAAGTACCACCAACACCGTAGTTATTTTGAGCAGCTAACATTTTGTCAATTTCTAGAGTTGTAGCTCTATTTAAGAACATCATGTTTTCTTCAATAGCACCTTGCTTATCGAGCTCTTGTAAGATAGTATCGAAAGTATCAAGACCAGTGTGAGCTCCTGCAGCTACTTGGTTGCTTGTACCAGCAGTATTAACTGTATCAAAATCAGTGTCGTTATAAACGATACCTCTTGAAGTTACAGCGGCGAATAAACCTTCAGTACCTTGAATAGCGAAGTTACCAGTTCCAGCGTAGTTTGCATCAACTTTCTCACCTTCAACCATCATCATTTCGATTTGATCTTCAAAACGTAGTCTAGCTTCGTGCTCAGACTTCATATACCATAAGTATCCAGAAGCACCGTTCTCAGTAGTTACTTCAACCCAACCAATTTGAGCAGTATCAGAACCATTAACTTGGTATCTGTCACGCATAATAACTGGTCGATTTGAAAACTGAGTGAAAGAAGCATCGATAGAACCTACGATTCCAGAAGATCCTTTTTTGTATTCAGTACCATATACGAATAATTTAAGATTATCACCATCTGCAAAGTTGACTGCTTCGGGTGTTGCTGGCGACACTGTTCCTAATGTTGCTTGAGTGTAAGGAGCAACGGTAATACTAGTGCTTGTAGTATCGTTGTCAATAACAATACACTTAAGTACTTTTGAACTGTCAGCGTTTGAAATAATAATAGTATCGTGATCCTTAATTAAATGCCCACTTGGAACAGTAATTGTTCCCGCGGCTACGCTTAAAATGTTTACGTCTTCCCCTGTAAGAGCATCATCGTAAGCAACGTGTAATCTTCCTTGCTCTGACCAAATAACTTGATCTGAAGCTAAAGGCATTTCAGCTCCAACCATTCTTAAGAATCCGTTGATTGTACGTTTTCCGTATCTTTCAACTTCTTTCTCATAGATTTCTGGTAAGAATTGAGCTGCAAATGTTCCTCCTCCTGACGCTGAGTCAAAAGAAAGGTAATTGTCTCCCCATAGGGATTTTGTTGGGCGCGGAGTTATGTGATTTAACTCAGCACCAGTTCCTGCTAAAGCCATAATTTTGTTTTTTTAAATTTTAAAAGTTTAAGTAATTCTGTTTGCTGGTCCATTTCGACCAATTTTAATTTTAAAATCAGAAGATGACTCACCACTAATAGCTCTAACCTTCATACTGTTAGGATTACTTTCGCTTGATAAAGTACCTCTAGGCGACATATCGACATTTTTCGCTTTTGACATACTTTCTTTCAAAGCATCTGCTTTTCCTTGTTGGTAAAAATGATTAGCAACTACATCAGGGTTCATCGCAGTAAATAAAGATTTGTGGTAACCTTTAGCATCACCAATTTTGCCAGTGTCCTTGTTTAAGAACTTGTTTACAAAATTACTAATGTCCATTTGGTTGTTTTTAACACTGTCTGTGTCCTTTACATTAAGTCTAAATTTTTTATCTCCTAAATTGTATTCAAAACCTTTGAATTCATTAGAGAAAACTTCATTAGTCTTACGTTGGAAAAACTTAGTGTTTTCTTCAGCTACTGTCTGATTTTTGTTGTATCGATTGAAGAAATCCATAGCTTTCTGTTGTTCAGGATTTAATCTTGAACCTGCTTTGATTTCATCATAATATTTAGACTTTAACCCGTCTAGGTGGTTTTTAGCATTTGCAACTTGCTCTTTTAATGCTAATTTCTTTCTTCTTATATCTCTTTCATCATCTAGCTCTTCATCGTAAGAGTATAGATCTTCCATAACAAAAACTCTTTCATCGTCTGTTAAATGAGGTTTTGTTTGTTTAAAGTACTCGTTCAATAATTCATTATCACTCATTTTTGAGTAATCTTTATTTAATTGAACATAATCTTCTAAAGTTCCTCCAGTGTCATCCATAAAGTCTATAACTTTTTGTATGTTCTCTGGGAGATTAGTACCTTTTTCTTCAGCAGTTTCAATGGCGTCAACTATATCTTCGTTTAGTTGATCAGCTTCTGCTTGAATCTCTTCTGTTACTTCTTCAAGTACTAATGGTTCTTCAGTTTTTTCTTCGACTTCTGGTTGATCTACAACTTCTTCTACTAGAGGTTCCTCTGTGTTTTCTGTAGTTTCTACTACTTCTTCTTCAACCTCAGTTTCTAGGTTCTGTCTTAAGTCTACTTTGACTGTACCATCTTCAAGAACTTCATTCTTTACTTTAGGTTCTTCTTGTTGAGTCTCTTCGACTACTACTTCTTCTTTTGGTTCCACGATCTCTTCGACCACTTCTGCCGTCTTTTTTTTAGCCATAATAAGATATTATATAATTAATTAATTGTTTTTATCTTGGATCAAACGCATTTAATCCAAAGCCTCCACCCATTATATCGTTGCCTGATGATTCAAAGTTTTTAGGTGGAGTTTCTTTTTTTCTTTGATCTATCAATTCAGACTGTTGTGACGCTTGAATTTTAGTTCTTTCGTCTTTTCGATCTTCTTTTTGGTTTTCACGTTCTTTTAATATTTCAGTTTCCATTTGCTTTATTTGCATGTTTAACTGAAACTCGTGATTCATAAGCTCTTTCTTAAGCATAGCCTCTTGTTGCATTTTTTGCATTTCCATCTGCATCATGCTTTGCTCTACTTGTATCTTGCTTTGAGATAAAGCTTGATTCTTTTGAACTTCAGCTTGCGCTGCAACTTGTTGTGCTTGAGCATTGGCTTGTGCTTGTGCTTGTATGTTTTGCTGTTGAGCTAGCTGATCTCTTTCTGCCTTCTTTTTTCTTCTTATTTTAAGAACTTGGTTGGCAAGCTTTATATTCTTTATTTCCCTTACATCAATAGCATCTTCTAAATCTATACCATTTCTAGACAACGCTACTTGAATATTATTTTCAAGCATTTGTTTTTGCTCGTCATCTGGCGTTAGTTCTATAAATATACCGAAGTCATATAAGTGAAGGCTAGACATTTCTGACAATGTTGCTACATTATGTCCACCTATTTTTTGTATAAAAGCATCTCTAGTTGGCGAGTATTCTATTATATCAGATATTCTAAGTGAAATACACTCAGCTAATTCCGATGTTAAGAATAATCCACTTTGTAATATATGTCTTGTAGCTGTGTTAGAGTTAGCCGCAGCCATTTTTTGAATACCTACTAAAGCATTTTTATCAGGAGTACTACCATCACGCGCCTCGTTCAATCCGGTGACATCTCTGATCATTTGTAGGTAGTAGTTGTATGTTTGTATCAATGAAGCTAATTTAGCTCCTCCTGAGCCACTCTGTATCTCCTGTATTGGCACTTTGCCAGGATTCATATCTCCATCAGCTGTCATTGATCTACCAATTATACTACCAGTTTGGAAGAACATGTTTAAAGCTTCTTGAGGATTATAATTAGTACCATTACCTAAATCTATTTCAGCAAGTCCATCTGCATCTAAATATATACCATCAGGTATCATGCGCGACATAACTTGCTGCAGCTTTAAATGTGTGAGCTGTATCATATCAGCAAAAGTAGTTATTCTACTAACTAGTGATTCAATTTTGCCTTTATACATCCTAGGTGCTACAACCGAATAGTTCATTCTAACTTTCGTATAATCACTCTTAGGTCTCATCATATTTTTAGATAACTCCCATTTTAATAGCTGGCTAGTACCTAGCACTAAAGCTCCTTCGTATAATACTTCAATTTGCCTAGCCATTTTACCGAATCTTTCCTCAAGTAATTCGTTAGGTGGATTAAATTGATCGTCTTTTATTATAACCTTACTAGCTCCAGTTGCTGTTTCTTTTACTTTGTATACTTCGTTTGCAAATGTTTTAAAATTAAAGTAAAGTACTTGTACTTGGTTTCTATCTAAGTTGGTTGATTCAGCTAAGCTTCTATTATAGAAACCTGTAGACTGATAACCTTGCTTACTCATTTTTTCAAGATCTTCGTTTGTAAGATCTGGAAACTCTTTTTTAAGCTCGTTTATAGGTACAGTTTTTATTTCACCTATGTAATATATGTCATCGAAATATGGAGACTCAGTATAAGAATATACTATATTAGCTGGATCTACATATTCTACTTTTATACCTTCTGATTTAGTAAATGTGTTTTTAACAGCTCCAATACCTAATACTGTTAAATCGTAGTTTACCCTTTTCTTTATTAGCTCGTATCTATTGCCTTCTAATATAACGTTTATAGCTTGCTCTTCAGCTATTTCTACAGCTTGCTTGTAGTTTAGCTGCATATGTAATTGTAATTCCTCTTCGCTATCTGGTAATTGCTCAGGCGGAGTACTAGCTATAGTTATACCAAACTCTTGTTCTGCAAACTCATTGAGATCTCTTGTCTTCATGTCTGCTAGTATAGATTCCATATACTTAGTTCTTTTTGAAACTCCATATGGATCTTGGGAGTATGCTTTTATATCAAAAGTTCTTTCTGATATACCATTAACTACAATGTCAACAAATTTAGGTATAATAGGTATAGGCTTCCAGTCTAAGTTTAAATAGCTCAAGTCACCATTTATTGATAACTCGTCTTTGTATTTCTGTATTGATTGTTCTCCTCTAGCATACAAACGTAGTTTGTGGAAGTTGTTTTGATTACTAGCAAATCTATTGGTACCAGTGTCTCTTTTGAACCACTCATACTCAATAGCTTTACCAACTTTAAGTCCATACTCTTTCGAGCTTTTCTCTATATCACTAACAACTTGACTAGGAAAATAATGTGATGTAACTGACTCAGCCATATTATCTTTCTATTAATTTTGAATTGTAGCCTTTGTTTTTATACCTGGCTATTGTTAAGTTAATTTTTTGTTTTTCTATATTTTGCTTAGGTGAGTATAAGTGCCTATTACAAGCCATGATAGCTAAACCTGAGCTTATTGATGCATCAAACTTCGTTCTCCTTGTTATATCGAATTTTGCCCAATCATTTAATGTATCATTAAAAGGCATAGTGCCAAAGCCTGCGTTTGTTTCTCCTACATGGTCATTTATGTACATTTCTATTGCAGCAGCATGAGCTTGTTTTATGTCTTCGCTAGAGTTAGGCATACCACCTATTTCTCTTTCTGTTACAGATAACTTATTCCAAACTTTATCAGGCCTGTTCATTGAGAAGCCTCTGTAGCCTCTTCTTTTTAAATAATACAATAACCTTGGCTTGTTGTTCTCCGCTAGTATTGGCATACCATAAAAAACAAGTGCCATTAATACATCTTCGAAAAACATTTCAGCTGTTTGAGGTCTTGCTATGTATTCTAAAAAGAACTCGCTTGCTGGCGCATCTTCCATACTAAACTTAGTTAAGCCGTGTAAAGATCCTTTAGAACCTCTACCATCTACTGTACCTGATATATCATAAGAGTCACAACCAAATGCGCCTACGTGTTCATTACCAGGATGCTTAACGCCATTTTTAATAACTATTTTATTTTGCAAATGTATAGGAGGTACCCAGCTAATTTTAAATCTACCTTTTTGATTAGGCAAAAACATTACCTTAGTATCTTTAACTCCATTTAACCATTGGAAATTACCGACAGCTAATTCTGCAGTTTCTTCGTTATAATCTATTTGTTCGTATATCTTAGTTAAGTTAAATATACTATTTTTAGTTTCGTCTCTGAAAGCATGTTCTTCAGTTCTAGGAAACTGTCTATAAAATTCATTTAAAGCATCTTGATCAGACTTTAAACCTTCAGCCTCGTTTTGCCAATGACTTAGTACACCAACATCTATTAAATCTCCGTGTGGGTCAAGAACCTCTTGTTCAGGTGTTTCGAACACAGGTAATCCATAAGAATCAATGAATCCCTCGTAGTTCCATTCCATAGGTATGAACAAAGAATAGAGGCCCGAATTTGTCTGTCCATTTCTGTTTCGCTTTGTAACATCTGAATCATTATATAGTTTTTTAAATTCGTTACCACCTTTATCTAGCGCATTGCTAGTTGATCCCATCATACACTTGCCTATTATTCTACTACCAAGCCTTAGTGTTGTTTTTGTTACCCTCCAGTTATTTAATATATTATTTGGTCTTTCCCACTTACCGCTCTCATCGTGTACTAGTAGTTTTAGTTTTTCACCATCATAACTGTTATCACCAGTGTTTTTCCAATCTATGGTTGTATCCAGTCCATCGAGTTCCTCAGGTTTGTCGGTGCTAGTAATGTTCCGTCTTGTGAGTTTTGAAGCGGGTACTCTGTACGCGAGCTCGGTCTTTGGTCTGTCCATCCCGTCCTGTATTGGTTTAAAAAAGAATGGATAATTGACTGATATTGGTACAACCTTATCTGTGAACATTTTCTTGGCGTCTGGTCCAGATTTGGACAATATTCCGAATCGTGCATCTGAACTAATAGTTGCTTGATTAACAGTTTCTCCTGACGCCATAAATGAGAATCCTGATCGACGATTTTTAAGATAGCACATTCCATAAGACCGCTTGTCCGCTTTACATGCTTCCCAAAATATAAAGAATAATCTGTTTGCTTCTCTAAAGTCTGGGTGGCCAACATCAATTTTTGACCACTGAAGGTACATATAATGAGTACCAGTAATATAAGTAGGTTTGCCTTTGTTATAAAACCAAAAGCCCTCCTCTCGTTTTTTAAATTCTTTTTCAATGTAGTCTATATATTCGTTTTTAAATTCATTTGGAAGATCTTTCCAGTCGAATATAGTCTTTACTCTATTAAGTTCCTTAGGATAAGGAGTCACCTCCCATTTATCACTTTTAAATTTGTGTACGTTATTTTCAGGTGGTAATGCTATTTTAAGATTCTGTATTTCGTATATATCACCTATTTTACCAGTCTTACTAATAACTACAACATCGTGCTCTTTATTATAACCATACTCCCAACGCTTAGACTTATTTAATCTTTTTATAGCATTTATAGGTATGTGGTCGTCTACTATTTTATATAAACTCTGCTCGTACATTACTTACTTCTCCTTTCAGCAAAGCCTTTAAAAGCAGCTTCTTTTTCTTTAACAGGTTTATTTTCTAGTACAGCTTTTTCGTTTTCAATACGAGTAAGTATTTCAAAAGCGTCGAATATAGCTAGCTTTTTAGTGGCAGCAGCATTTTTAAGCCTATCGGCCGAAACATCATCTTCAGTGTTTGTGATGATCTTTTCTTGTGCTACCTTAATTAGCTCTTCCACCGCTCTATACCCAGCTTGGATTATACTCTCTTTCTTCTCCTTCGTATTCATATTTAATTGTAATTACTTTTGTTCTTACCCTATAAACACGCTCGCCATCTATAACGAACTCAAATTCGCTATTAGGTATAAACCCTACTTTGTCTCCTACTTTTATACCTCTGCTCTCTAAAACATCATTAGAGTACTTAACTATACCAACTAGAGGTTCTTCTTTTTCTAACGAAAACATATCGTTGTTAACTATAGGCTTAACAAAACAATAATCATCTAAAGACTTCCATTCGTCTTTATGCTTATATATGTATAATTGATCTTCTCCTACGAAGTATTTATCTTCGCTAAAGAAGCTTCTACTGTTTTGCTCCTTACCTCTAACGTCATGCCATCTTCTAAATACATTATGGTGTATGATAACTTCATCACCAATTTGTATGTTAGTTTTTATATTTTTCGGCAAACCAACGACTATAGCATTATTGCTTACGTTTTTATGAGTAAATATATTAGTGTTCAATATAAGATCAACATCACCAACTTTTTTAGTGTTGTCGTACCTTGACCTTACTGGCGACACTATAAAACTATCCCAACCGTGCATTAATATTCTAAATTATATTCAACTGCAATAGCCATGTTTTTATTAAAATCTTTCCATGGCAAAACTTCATTTTCTTTTGTAATGTAAATTCTATATTTCTCATCTTCTTCGAGTATAGAATCTATTACATGTCCTCCGTAAACCTCTTGGCCTACGGAGTAATGCATTGCTTCGTTTTTATAATCTTTACCTATACTAATCTTCCTTATTAGCTCCATCTTCATTTTGCTTGATTGTTCCGTCTTGTACATTAATAGTAACTTTGCCGTACTCGTCTTCAAGCTCCTTTTGAAAAGTTTCTAAATCCTTTCTAAAAGCAGGGATAGCTGCTATTAAGTCAAATTTTCTAGATTCAACTTGCCCAAGCTCCATTTGTGCTTGGCTAATTTGGTTTACTAAAGCCTGTAGCTTTACTAATTCTTCGTCTTTAATTTTTAAGTCCATAATAAAATTTAATTTGTTTACTTCTGTATTATTACGCTAATTTAACGTTTTTTACTAATATTAGTCCTCTATTGTCATAGTTACTGACGTAGGTGTTTCTTTTTCTGTAATAACTTCAGCTAAAGATGCTTCTATTGCAGCAGGTTGTCCATCTTCCATTGCAGCCCTAACCCAAGTGGTTATAGTAGCATTGGTTAGATCGTCAAACGAAACAAAAGTAGCGTCTTCGTCTAAAGTTATTGTTTGAGTACCAATAGATGTTGCACTATGGTCTCCTTTTGTAGCTTCTACTTTATAATGTACGTTGTACACTACGTTAGTCAAGTCTCCCTCTGTTGGTTTTACGTCGACTGTTTTACAGTCCCAGTTGTAAGTGATCATTGTTTTTGTTTTTTATTAGTTGTTTTTGCTTTGCTTAATTGCTCTAAAGTTATAGGTATTATTTTTTTACCTTTAGCTTCAATTTTTTTTCTTAATTCAGATGTTAATTTTATCATTATGGTATATATGCTGGTATTACGTAATCTGTTCCGGCTATATTAATTGTTAACCACTCATCAGGTTCTGATAAATATACTTCTGGCGCTCCACCAGATCTTACTATCGCATCTACAGGCGTTTGATTTTGTAAAAAACCAGGCTGCGAACCTCCACCTGAATCTAATCTAGTTGTACCTGTAACGTGGATGTTTCCATCTATATCTACGTTGTTACTACTATCTACAGTTATTACCTTGTTAGTAGCAGTTCCTACTGTTATGTGATATTTATATGGTGCATAAGTAACAAAATCATTTACAGAGTTAGCTGGGTCTCCTGTTAAGTATTGGTCGTTAAATAAACCTCCTTTAAAATTAGCACCGTAACCCAAGTTTATGCTACCAGTTAATCCATTAGCTTCTAAAGTTGTAGTCCTTGTGTATCCTACTACATCTAGCTTCTGCTGAGGACTAGTTGTTCCTATACCGACGTTGCCGTTAGGTATTATAATGTTACTATAAGTAGCATTGCCGATTGTCAATGTTCTATTTGAAGCTAATGTATCAGCTGATTGCTGAAGTATGGTGTTATTTCTATTGTCTCTTATAGCATACTGGGAATCAATACCTATAGAACCATCTGTGACTTGCAGTCTGTTAGAAGGATCAGTTGTTCCTACGCCTACGTTACCGTTAGATAAAATAGTCATTCTGGATACACCTGCATCTGCGTTGTTGTTCCATACCCCTACTTTAAAATTTAGACTATTATGAGTTCCTGTAGATAATGAATCATATGAGATAGGTACTATTTGGGCTATATGCGAATCAGCGTTCCCTCCTCCTACAGTCATATTGAAAGTAAGCTCAGCTCCTGCATCAATTCCAGTCCCGTTTGCTTTCATTGTTATATTACCGTCAGCTACTCCATTGTCACCAACTTGTAATTTATATGCAGGACTCGTAGTCCCAATACCTATATTGCCATCTACTTTTACATGTAGGATATTTCCAGCGTTTAAGACATTTACTGAAGATGTTGTTGCACCGCCTTTGTTTATGTACAGTATGTTTCCTGAGGTTTTACTTGCACCAATGTCATTTTTAACTAAAACTTGCGTTCCTGTTTGACTATTACCTTGCAACCACACTGTATTGCCGTTAAATATTCTTGCGGTTCCATCAAGTATTAATCCGTTTTCAAACGTTGCCTTACCGTCATCAGTTACTTTTAATAAATCCGTACCGGAACTATTCTCTACAAGTAGTGCTGTTGTTGAAGATGTTGTTCCAGATCCTTTTACCCGTAGTCTTGCTGTTGGGTTAGTAGTACCAATACCTACGTTGCCTGAGGTATCAATACGCATTTTTTCTGATGCGTTTGTACCATTTCCTGTGGTTGCTGTTCTAAAGGTTAGGCCTCCATATCCGCTTATGATATTTTTACTACTATCTACAGTAATGTTTAATCCTACTCCTGTAATATTATTACTTCTTGTTAACCTAAAACCTGTTGCTCCAGAAGGTTGGTAAATATGAAATCTACTTGCAGGACTAGTAGTCCCTATACCTACGTTGACGTTCTCAAATGCAAAGTTTCCAAGCGATGGGAATCCTGCTTTATGACTTGTATTACCTGCATTGACTATTCCGTAACCACTATTTAAATGCAAGTTAGAGTTAAAAACATAAGTATCTCCTGCTACTGTGAGTTTGTAAGCAGGATTAGTGGTTCCAATTCCTACGTTGCCGCTTGAGTTGATACGCATACGTTCTGCACCTGATGTTGCAAATATCTGTGTGTCAGTATCGAATTTAAAGTAATTGTTTGTGTCACCTGTATGTATAATGCTATCAGCTACATATATATTGGTTGCCTTTGCGTTACCACTAACGTGTAACTTTACGTCAGGACTAGTCGTCCCGATACCTACTCTGTTATTTATGTTGTCAAAATATGTATTTACACCGTTGGTAGTGCTACCAATCTGCCAACTTCTTGTTGAATCCCCTTGCAAATAATTTATTCCTGAAGAATTAAACCATCTGCCTATTTGGGTAGCACTGGTAAGTGCGAGTTGAAAACCGTAATTTGAATCAACAGCTATTCTACCATTAGCTACTTCCAGCTTCTGTCCAGGCGACGGAGTCCCAATACCTACGTTGCCGTTCCCTTTTATTGAAAATAAATCACTTGACCCTGCTGCATTTCTAACATACATAGCAAAGTCTGATGAACTTGAACCTGCGTCTAATAATAATCCTGATTGCGTGCCTGTACCAACGTCATTATTTATATAAGCACTCCATCCTCCTACTGTGTTTACTACGTGTAAAGGCGATGTAGGACTAGTTGTACCAATACCAACGTTGCCTCCAGCTTCAATTCTTAATTTTTCAGAGCCGTCTATGAAAAATCGGTGTCTTGAATTACCAAATTCACTATTGTAGTCTGCGTCGTAAATTAAGCTTCCATCAACGTTACGTATTTTACATTTGTTTGGATTAGTAGTGTCTTCAAGTATAAACTCAGGATTTGCGTCTGATATATGAAGTATACTCTCCGGATTATTAGTTCCTATACCTACATCACCACCAGGTTCTATTGTTAATAAATCGTTAGTACCTACTCCGCTACTGTTTGAAATTTTAAATCTATTACCGTCACTATTATCTATACCTACTGCGTATTCTTGTAATCCTGCGAGCCTAAAAGACATGCTTGCATCACCAGTACTGCCTTGGTCTATCATAAGCATTCGGGCTACACTAGTATTATCTCCGCGGATATGTAGTGCTGTCCCTGGACTGGTCGTACCAATCCCTACGTCGCCTGAGAAGGTCGAATCTGCTCCTCCTGTTTGAGTAAAGGAAGCATCTACAGTCATAGCTCCGTTGAAGTATGAAGTTAATTGATTGTAAAAATCATAAGTTCCGTGAACAGAAGCCGCTCCTACCGCAAATTTACCTGTAACGTTTGCATCACCTGAAACTGTTAGTTTTTCTGCAGGACTAGTCGTACCAATACCTACGTTGCCTGTGGCAGTAATTGTGCCGATATTTGATAAATTTATAACAGAATCAGACCCAGAAGTGTCGCGTGTAGCCCAGGTAACCCAGTTAGTGGCTAGCTTGTTTAGTACGCGAATGTTTTCTCTATGATATATTGTGTTTTCTACATCAATATATCCTTCAAAAACACTTTCGCTAGTAACCTTGAAAGAACCAGCAACGTGCAATTTTTTACTTGGACTAGTCGTCCCTATACCTACGTTGCCAGTATGTTCAAACATAATCCTTGCATTCCCACTACTGTCACTAAGGTAGACACCGGTAGTGCCAGAAGCTAAATACCCTGGTGTTGCGTCTCCGAATTTTATAACGTTTGTTAGGTTTGCTGAAGATACCTTAACATCCAACTTAGCCCCAGGACTAGTGGTTCCAATACCTACGTTACCGGCTGATGTTACGTTTATTTTTTGTTGATATATAGATAAGTCGTTACTTGATTTAGACAGGAATTCTGCGTTGCCAATACGCAACGTACCAGAGTTTGTTATGTTTATTGAGTTAGAATATAGAGTTGAAGTTCCTACTCCGATTCCAGATACAATAGCATTACCATCTACGCTTAACCTTTCACTTGGACTTGTAGTACCTATACCTACGTTGCCGTTAGAATGTATACGCATTTTTTCAGAGCCATTTTGACCTAAAGCTAATACTGAAGATGCGCCGACTGCGTATATTTCATTATTACCATTTCTTGTAAGAAATATTTGATGTCCTGTTGTTTTAAAGTTACCAACTGCTCCAGCGACTTCCAACTTCTCGCTTGGACTCGTCGTTCCAATACCTACGTTGCCATCACCCTTAATGGTTAACCTAGTTGTTGAGTTGTATCCAGAGTTATAAAGACTTCCAAAGTGCATGTCAACCGTACTTCCATCGTACCTTGTGTCAATAGCTCCAGTTATATTTGTAGAGTCTTTCCATAATAACGCACCTCTTTGGCTTGAATCAGTAGGATAAGATGTTCTTATTGTTATAGCCGAAGTTGCAGCGGAAACTTCTAACTTTGTGCTAGGACTAGTTGTCCCTATACCAACGTTACCTGTATTATCAAGCACAAGACCGTCGCTATAAGTACCACCTGATTTATATATAAGTTTTACACCGTGGTTATTGTTATCAGCACGGTCAAATAACTGCATTACGTTTGCAGCTACTGTTGATGCTCTTGTAAAGAAACCTATATTACCTAGATGCCCAGCATATATTGAAGATTCTGTATATCCGCCTCCTGGCGCTATGATATTGTCTGAGGCTGCTGTTGAATTTCCACCAAACTCCCATCTCTGATTAGTTCCATCGTTTATGTATATTCTTCTTGCTGATGTAAATGTAGTGTTATTCCCAAGTCCAATTATACCGTTATACCCATCTTTTTCAATATAACCCGTATATGTACCACCTGTTGATTTTACGTTAAGTCTATTGCCATCGAGTATAGTAATATCTCCATTTACCTCTAGCTTAGATCCTGGACTAGTTGTACCTATACCTACGTTTCTACTGTTATTTATAAACATAGCAGAATTAGCACCATCTATTTGAAAATCTATAGATGAGCCTCCACTCGTATTGCCAGTGTCTACAGCAATAACTAAGTTGTCGCTAGCGACTCCACTTATTTTATTAAAAGACCCTAGCTGTATATCGCCTTCTATTGTTACGCCTGACGAGGTGTCGTCGAAATCTACCGGTGAGTAAAATTTAATATCTCCCATTAATTGTATTTAAATCTTATGCGTATGCTACAGATCCAGCAGAAGCACCTTTTACTGAAGTAATAATAACATCAACGTCATTACCTGGTACAACACCAAAAGATATTTTTACTTTGCTTGTAGAAGCTGTATCAGCTTTATCTGTTCTAGCTACATCCGCATATACTGTTTGTTTCGTTGTCGAATCAAATAGCTGAACTAGTACATCTTCTGTACCTAAGTTGTGTGTTATCTCAGCGTATTTATTCGATATAAAGTTTGCTTGACTTACATCTATTTGTGCAGTCACAGATTTTGCTGCAAGTCCACTAGCTGTTATAGCCCTAGCAGTATCAGTACCAGTTCTAACTTCTGTAGATGTGGCGATCTCTATAATACCTTTAGTTGTAGTACTTGCATCTGGTTCGTCACCAGTATTAGATCCACTTAATGTTGTTATGCCATCAAGTAAGTTTAATTCAGTTGTATTAGCTGTTATACCATCTAAAGTATTTAACTCAGCAGCTGTTGCTGTTATACTTAAATCTGATAATGTTTCTATTTTATTATTTAATTGTGTTTGTATGTTTGAAGTTACACCATCAACATAGTTAAGTTCAGCTGCAGTTGCAGTTATTGTAGTAGTAGGTACTGCATCAAATATAGCTACATAACCTGTTAAATCTACTAGCGTAGCTGTTCTATCGCCCGTTAGTGTTCCAGCTATTAATGTTAACTCGTTCGCGTCTGCTACATCACCTTCAAATACTACACCATTAGATGTACTTACTGTCTCAACATTATTTGTAGTAGTAGTACCAGTTACTTGTAAATCACCAGGTATTACTATTGTTGTACTTGCAGCACCTATTGTTAAGTTGTTTGCACCAACTCCATCAAATATAGTTTTAGCACCTGCTGTTAAATCTATATCTGTTAAACCAGTTAATGTTGTATCTGTGCCACCAAGTGATATCGTGCTATCTCCTATGGTTAAACTACTATTAGCTAGTTGACTATTAGAAACTCCACCAGACTTAATAGAAACGGCTCCAGATGATACAGAGAAGTCAGCCGAGCTAAATGATGCAATACCTTTATTAGATGTTGTAGCATCCTCGCCAGATACAGTTAAAGTATCACCTGACATTGCTGTGTCTATTCCCTCGCCACCTGCTATAGTTAAAGTATCTCCTGGCGTAATGCCTGTAGAACCTGTGTCACCAGCTACAGTAGTATCACTAACTACAAAATCGATTTCACCATTAGTATCATCATAACTAACTGTTATACCTGTTTCAGTACCAACTAGCATTGCACCTACATAATCTTCAACTTGCTCTTGAGTGAGTGTCGTGTTAGTAGCAGATATAGTTAATGTATCTGTATTAATGTCAGTAGTTATAATTACGTTAGATCCAGCAGCAAATGTTAATGTATCACTTCCGCTATCTGCAACTATACTACTTTGGCCTGATACAGCTATTGTGTTAAACTTATCACCACCTAAAGCTATCCAGCTACTGCCGTTATATAGGTATATTTGTTTATCACCAGCCGTGCTGTCATAATAAATTTGCCCTTCTGCGGGTGTGGATGGCGCTGAGCCTAATGGGTGGATTACTGCGTTTTGTAGTTCGTTCTTATTAAGATCAATACTAGCGTAATATTCTAGAGACATAGTTTATATATTTTTTTAGTTTAAATGTGCTACTCCACTAAATGAAGCAGAAAATGTTATTGTTAATTGATTTTTACTATTAAACTCTACAGAACCGAATGCTTGGTTATCTGCTGAGTCAAACACCACTACATTAGGGTATTTGTTTAAGTTGTGGGTTATCACCCAAGTAGAACTTGCCGATGTCTGATTATGTTTAAAATCTTTGTCTTGAGCTCCTGAATATAATACTATTGAATAAAATTTATTTGTTTCTATAACGCCATTACCTTTAGCATAGGTAATTGATATATCGTAGAAGTCTGTTTCAGATGTATCTTGCGCTACAGCGGTGCATACGTATACACCAAAGTTATCTTGATCTTCTTGACCAGCGATAATTATTTCTTTATTTACGAAAGTTTCTATAACATTAACAATTGTATTTTCACTACCATAAGGCTTCTTACTAACTTTAACTGTGTTTATAGCGCTAAAGTTTGTAGAAGTATTAGATGTGTTAGTTGTTATAGATCCATCTTGTCTAGTGGCATTACCACCAAAAGTGTTGTTATGATATATATAAGGAATTTGCCCTATGATAGCAGAGGCGTTGATGCTAGCTTGAAACTCGCCTAAATCTTCTATAGTGAAGTTCCTGGTAGCACCATTAGCGTTAGAGCCTAATAGCCTATCGTTCTTCTGTAAAGAAGTATCTGTTGAGTATGTACTTATTCTAGCCATTTATTTACTTATTGATTTAAATTTTTCTGCTCCTCTAGAACCGAAGTAAGCAACATATACGGTTATGAGTAGAGATTTTAATAGATCGACCCAACTTATATCTACATCGAAATTTAATGCAGTGCTATCGAGTAGTATTAACGCAACCATAGATACAGTAAGAAATATCAAAGCCATAGGTCTAGTATTTTTAGACAACCAAGAATCTGATTGCATATCACTAACCCAGCGCTTAGATATTTCCTGCATCTCTATTACGTCTTGTTCTAGTAGCTTTAGTGCAGTCTCTTTATCTTGAGGTGGTAAAACTACAGGATCTTCTTTTTCTATTAGTTTTTTAACTATACCTAGCACACCAGCATCAGGTATTACGTCACCCACTGCTTCTATTATGCTAGGACCTTTTTGCACTAGAAACTTACCGACTTTGGTGTCTTTAAATTTCTTTTTGTTATCCATATTTATTTTTTGTATCCGCAGCTTTTCTTAGCTGGAGATGATTTAGTTTTAACTATTTTAGGCATGTTAGTACCTACATCATACTTTCTAGTAGTGATACCAGTTTTAGGATCTTTCTTCTCGCTTATTAGTTTTGCTTTCTTGCCATCTACTTTCTTTTTAGCTGGAGAAGAGCTAAAATTTTTCATGCTTTTTTTGGCGTTTTCGGTCGCATTTTTGAGGGTTTCATTGCGTCTTCTTTCTGCATTTGCTTTTTTAGTTTCTATATTTCTTTTTTGTAGCGTTAAGTCTTTTCCACTTACAGTAGGAAAATTTGTGTAGAAACCTGGATCAATATCCTTGCTTTTACTTTTCTTCTTACCTTTAGGAGGATCTATAGTTTTTTTAGCTGGCGAAGACTTTTCAGCTTTGCTAGCATGTACAGCTTTTCTTTGAGCATCACTTTTATATTTTTTAGCTGGAGAAGCTTTGTACTTATCTCCTTTTACACCACTAGGGTATTTTTTTATTTTTTTAGATTCTGTTTTAGGATAAAACTCTCCTTTTAATCCTGTAGGGTAATCATAATTTTTAGGTGTTTTATTTATTATAGCTTTTTTTGCGTCGGCATCTGCAACAGACCTTTTATCTATAGCTATCTTTTTAGGACCTTTCTTTTTAGGCTTACCTTTCATCATAGCTGGTGAGCCTTGCTTTTGCTGTAATTTTTCAGCTGCTTTCTTAGCCATCATTTTTTTAGCTGCACCCACTAATAATTTTTTACCTACAGCTGCTACAACTGGGGCTAACTTAGCTGGAGAAGACTCTACTGCGTCTTTAAACTTAGGGTTATTATCTAGCTTACCTTCAGCTGCAGCCTTCTTAAGGCCCGCGTTAAATTTGTAAGGAGACTTTTTTAAAGGAGATCCTACTCCTGGTAGTTGAGGTTTAGTACCATCAGTACCATAACCCTTAGTTTTTAACGTTTGATAAATGTTTGTTGCTTTCATTGTTTTATTTGTTTTTTGATCCATAACCACCCATTTTAAAAGGTGCTTTGTTTTTATTGCTTGTATTCATACTAGCAGGTGAGAATTTTTTTCTTGCAGCGTCGAGCTTCATTTGCTGTGATGTAGATAAAGCGTTTTTATCTACGTTAAAATCATTATTACCTGAAGATTTTTTAATTTCTCTTCCTTGATCGTCATAAGTTTTTCGACTAGAATCAGGACCTGCTTTTTTAGTAGTTGGTAATGTTGCTGGTTTACCATCATAATTTTTGCCTGATCTATGAGAGATGCTAGATTGACCTTTCTTTCTATATTCCATAAACTCGGCTCTGTTAGCAAAAGGTTTTCCAGTCTCTGGGTTTATCTGCTGCCTATCTTTTCTTTTTGTATCAGTGCCTTTGTAGAAATCTCTCTGAGTTCTTCTAAGTTCTTGATTTTGTTGCCTTCTTTTTTCACCAGCAGCTAACCTAAGGTTACGCGCTTCAAGGTGCGGCATATTATAAGTACCTGGCTCGTTAGGTGTACCCGGCACTTTTTCAGTATCTGGCGTGTAGCTCACTTCTCTAGTTTCTTTACCACTACTAGGCGGATCAGATGCAGGTGCTACTTTATCCATTTCTGACACTGCAGATTGTGATATGTATTTTTTAGCTGCGAACTCTTTGGCTGTTGTATACGGATATTTTTTCCTTAAACCTATCATATAGCCTCTTGGATCTTTTGTTTGTTCTCCACCTGGCGCTTCGCCTATATCTTCTCCTCTAAAACCACCAGCTATGTCTCTATTTGTAATTACTTTGAATGTACCAGTATCGCCGCTAGAGGCTCTATTGCCAACAAAGGTTTCGGTACCGCCGCCGTCGTAGCCACTCATAAGTGTATATGCTTTTTGAGCTGTACTTAATTTTTTTAGTGCTGATGCTTTAGATGTTATAGGTGTTGATTTTAAAGGCGATATAAATGTTGGCAGATCTGTTGGTCCCGAAGAAGTGCCTGAGTCTAATGACACACTTTTTGATTCGTTATCTTCTAATAAGCCCTTTATTAATTTCTTATCTTTTTTATTTTTTCTTCTAATGTTAGATACCTTCGTACCGCTGTTGCTACTACCAGAGTCTACGCCACTGCCATAGTTTGTAAATTTTTTATGTGTCTGTGCATTGTTTGCTACTAGATCAGCATCTGACATTTTTGCCGGTGACTTGCTTTTACTTTTATTCATGTGCTTAGTTTTATTGTACGCTTCCTTTTCCCAAGGTAAATTCTTAGCACCTTCATTCATAGAAGATCTAGAGTATGCTTTACCTTTCCAGTAAACGTTATTATCGTCATAGTTTAAATCGCCACGTTTCATTTGGTTTAAATGAACTTTTTCGTGAGCAATGGCTTCTTTTTCAAGAGGTGAACCTTTTTTAACGCCTTTATCAACGTATATAGATCCATCATTATTTGCTTCAGCTATAACACCTCCCTCTAGATCTTTTCTAATCACAGGTGTTTGACCCATTTTTACTCTGTTTGTTATTGGTTTTGCCATTATCTTGTTTTGTCTTTGATCATTCTATCAATGGCTGCATTGAATACCTTGTCTGTGTAAGATTCGTTTTTGAAAAACACACTACGTTCAGAAGTAGGTAAGTCTTCTTCAGCCAGTAATATCCTATATATTCTGCTTATTAGTTGTTGGCATTTGAATGATGTCTTAAAAATGCTGTATTTGATTGTAGTGCGATTACGGTGTCTCCATGTCTCTATCCAACCCTCTTGTCTAAGCTTATCCCACCGCTGTTTGTTCCAAGACATAGTATACGTCCCTTCTATAAATTCTTGTCTAGTAAATCTACCGATGCAATCTAAAGCTATTAACAACTCAAGTTCTGCATCAGTTAGGTTATAAGTTTTACAGGCCCATTTCCTAACGAGCCTGTAATACTTGAATAATTGTATTTGTTTTAAGTCAGATGCAGTAATCCTCATTACTCTACTATTACCACATCTTTTACTTGTATGACCTGATATATAACATCGTTCTTAGTTATACTATGGCCAGCGTGTCTGTCATAATATACAATATCACCTTCGTTTAATGTATCAGGCACAAGATCGCCATTGCTGATGATCTCGCCTTTTAAGTACCTATTTTCACTGTCTATGCTATCTGCAATATCAAGACCAGCTATTTTCTTTTTCTCTTTGATAGTCTTAACTATCATGTAATAACTAACTGCTTGCATTTGGTACTCTTATATTAGATATTACACAATCTGCAGAAATTATAGTTGAAACAACACTCACTGCATTTTTAAGCGCTGTCTTAGTTACTAATAATGGATCTACGATGCCATTATCAATCATATTAACATTTTTACCAGTTATTACATTGCAACCAATACCAATACCACCTTTTTCCTCTACTTCTATACCAGCATTATCTAGTATTGTAGCATATGGTGCTCTTATAGCGTTGCAAAATATTTGTAAGCCAGCGTTGTCACTCATTTCTAGGTTTGCATGAATATTTTCAAGCTCAGAAGCCGTGTCCATCAGGGCTACGCCTCCACCAGGTACTATGCCTTCTTGCAGAGCCGCCTTGACTGCATATATTGCATCCTCCACCCTGTCTTTTTTCTCTTTCAACTCAACTTTTGAGTTTGCACCTACACGTATAACACCAACAGAACCTGATAGCATAGCTAATCTTTGCTCTAGTTTGCGCTTTATGTAGCCATTTTTCTCAGTTTTAATCTGTTCTTTAACTTCTTTTATTCTACCAGCTAAACTTTCGTCAATCGGTAGCGTAGTTATAACAGTATTCTTGCTGTCTGTTACCACAAACTTGGCTTGACCAAGCGAATCTGGCTGTATTAGGTCTAAATCATCACCTAATTCTTCATTTATAACCTCTGCACCTGTTAAAATAGCTAGATCATCTATGGTTTCTTTACGCGTTGGCCCAAAACCTGGAGGATCTATGATGTTTACGTTGATATTACCCTTTACTTTATTCATTAGAAGTGCCGATTTTACTTGCTGGTCAACTTCTGCTACAATAAGTAGTGGTTTTTTAGTTTTTATAACGTACTCTAGCACGCTTTGTATTTTCCTAAGGTTAGGTATCTTGCTTGAAACGATCAAAATGACCGGATTTTCAAGTTCACACCTGTTTTTCTCAGTATTAGTGGCGAAGTATGGCGATGTAAGCCCAGATTCTATTTGTACACCATCGACTACGTCAACGTATGTTTCATCTGTTTGTGACTCTTCCATCAAAACCACACCATTTTTGCCAACTTTTTTATAAGCCTTGGCTATTATGCTGCCAAGTTGGTTGTCATTGTTACAGCTAATAGAGCTTACGTGATCTAATGTAGAGTTTTTGACCCTAACACTCATCTTCTTCAATATTGCTGTAGCTTGTTCAAGGCCTACGTCGATGCCATTTTTAATCTCTCGTATCGTAGCTCCTTTGTATGCTGCTTTATTAACCTCTTTTATCAGTGCTTCAGCAAGGACGATAGCCGTAGTGGTACCGTCACCTGCTTCTTTCACTGTATTTTTAGAGGCTTCCTTAATAAGTGTGGCACCTATGTTTTCAACCGGGTCATGTAAGACTACGCTTTCCGCAACGGTTACACCATCTTTTGTGATCACCGGTTTACCCATGCCATCTTCGTAGATGACACATTTTCCTGAAGCGCCTAATGTTGATTTAACTGCCTTAGCTAGTTTCTCAACTCCACTTATAACTTTCGTTTTTGCGTCAGTGCCAAAATCTAAATTCTTGACTATCTGACTTGGTAAATTATATTCCATTAAATTAAATTGTTTCTTTGGTTTTTACTTATCAAATGTTTTAACTACTTTGGGTCCTTCTAGATAATCTAGTTTCTTATTGTAGTGTTCGATGCTACCATCAATTGCAGCCTCGCAGACTCGATGGTCTCTCGGCGTGTTACGTCACACCAACTATCATCGATGTGTTTGTACTCTGTTTGGTAGTACCCATTTGGTAATTGAACTATCCTCCAGTTTGATTTGTCAGATAGGTGTTTCCAGAAGCTAATTGTGTCCTCTGATACTTGTGGTTGACCACTCCACGTATTGCTGGTCCTGTAATAATAATACGTCATTGTTTATAAGGTTAATTGGTTTTTCTAGGGTGCATTTGGTTCCACGGACCCTAGTTACGCGGATTTGTTAACTTCTCCCCTTGTGTGAGTAGCTCGGTTATAGGCTATAGAGGTTCTACGCAATGTTCCGTTTGGTTCATGGTGGATGTCGGAATCTGACCTTTGGCCATAGCGTTGGTTCTCGGCTTTTCGCTTACGTCTCTTCGGCGTCATTGCCGCTGCCTTGTCCCTTGCACGCTTACGTCGTAGCGCGACTGGTGATAGACCTTGTGAGTTACCTGCTCTTTTTATTGCCATGTTAGAATAATCACATGTAAGTGTTACTATTTAAAAAGGGTGACAATAGGCTGTTACTTATATACTCTTATAGGCTAATGTCATCTTTTTTGGCACGTTAGATATATAGGGGTTTTGTGTTACTACTATACACCTCGCCGCCCACTTATAAAAGTAAAAACCTTTTTTTATTACCAGCCCCACCCTATTTATATTCGTTCCAGATAATTTTATGGCGTTTTCCTATACGATTACCTACACAACTACTCTTACATATAATATAATTCTATAGAACATTTCACATATTACTATATACAATACATGTATAGCACTTTACATACTTAATACGAGACTATATAGATAATACTTATGAATAACAACTACAAACAATAACAACAATAGAATATACAAAGTAAATACGAACCATTAAAGATAATACATATGAATAACAACTTAACTAATAACAATATGAATAAAGAATTTGAAACAATACTACGCTGGAATGATAACACTCAAAGCTTCGATCGACTACGACGATACGCAGATGGCACAGAAGTAATATTCTCTCGAGGCTGTTAGTAGTCAAAAAGATATTACAAAGTAAATACGATACACTTTCGATAATATAAATGTAAATAAATAGATTGAGAGTGAGAGTAATACATACTACAACAAAACAATAACAAAACAAAGTACATACTTTTACAAACAAAATACGATACAAACTAGATAATACTAATACAAAATAAATAACTTAATAATAACTAATAAAATAAAATAACTTATGCAAAATCAAAATTCAATCACTAGCAAAAGATTCGTAATCAGAAAATCACTAATCGGTAAAAACACTGTAATCAAAGTCGAGTTCAAAAATGGTAAAACATTCGACTTACAATCACGACAAAGCGTTCGAAGTAATGAAAGATAAACTCGAAGCAATGAACTGCTGGGAAAAGTACAAAAGCTATACTTCTAGCACATCTGTTCCAACTCCACTACGTAACGCAGAAGTTATATAGTGTGAGTAAACTAAAGTGTGCGTTGAAATGTGTTCTCTACACTATAAATAAAGTTGAACAGAAACCAGTTATGTTGGCACTTAAATGTGAGTTCGATTCTCACCATAACTACTAACAATTAAAATATAAAAATATTATGAATAGAAATTTAAAAAACACTACAGGAAAAAACAGGTATTACTTTCAAGGTACTGCGCTTCGTACCGAGTTACGGTGACATTGACTTCGATGACTATACTGTACTCGCATTCTCTTCAGATGAAGCATGGCAGATACTAGATGAAGCTACCAAAATGTTCACTTGGTCACGAGTAGGTATCACTCATATTAACAATGTAAAGTTAAAGGAGGCGATCACATGCAAGTAATATTAAATAACGGTGAAGAAACGATCGATTTCACTCAAGTAATACTGAAGCAAATGGCGGGTGAACTAACTCGCGAGCAAGTACAAGAGTTAATAAACAAAGCTAGAAATACAAAACAAATACGAATAAAGTAAGATAATAATAATACAATATGAATAGAAGAATACCACACTGGAACAAAGTAGCTTATCCATACAAACTAATGTATAAGCGTAACGAAGAAACTGGTAGCACTTGATATAATCAAAGCGTACCATAACGAAAAAGGTAATATAACATCAATCAAAACAGTAGGTAAAGGATAATTATGAAGAAACATTCACATACGAAAATAAGTAAAGCAATGCTATACACGCAGCGATTTGTCACACTATCAATAATAACAGCGATCGTATTCGCAATGTACACTATAATAACAAGATAACCATGAAGAAATCAATATTAAAAGTACTAGCAATAGTAGGATCGATCGAGTCAGTAGGTTGCTTCTTAGTCGAAGAACCAGCGATGGGTTATATCTTTGCGGTGATCGCAATACCATCAATACTAGAATTAACTAACATGTATATAATAGAAGAAAAAGAAAATGAAAATAGTAGTAAGTAAAAAAGCAATGGATAAGAATTTTAAAACAAAAGTAGATGCAACTATCTACATGGCAAAGCAATGTGCTGAGCAAGGTCAAACAAGTTTCTATATGAATATACCAAGTGGATCAGGTTATAGTAAACATGAATTGATAGATAAAGTAGAAGAGTTGACAGAAGCATACAGTATATGCAGGTCATAGAGCAGTGTCAGGTGAGTCAATTAAGTTTTCAATAGCTGAAGAAGATAGAATATATGGATAAATCACTACTAATATGGGCACTTGAAACCCTAAGAGAACAAGCAAATGACGCTGGAGAAACAAGTATTGTAAGAAGAGTTAACAACGAAATAGAAAAAATAAAATTTAAATATGAAGAGCAAAAGTAAAAGAGTAGCACCAGAATTTTTTCCACGCATCAATATTTGATGTAGTGCATGTCAAAGAAACAGGTCAATCGATCGTAGTAAAAGAAGAAGAGTATTTAAAATTCTATGATGATCGTGTAGAGATCGCATCATCAAGTGAAATGCCATCGTGGATAAGAGAAATGTATTAGAATTTACAATACAAATACGAACACTATAAGATAATAATAACATGAATATACAAATTTGCAAATGCGGCGGGCCAATATCACCCAGTAAGAATAAAACTATCATACAAAACTTGTGTCAAGTGTAGTACAACTGAACCTTATGGCGCAGTACCGATCACTAATCACAAAACAGGTAATAACTTTCAGTTCATGCCAAAGTCACAAGCGGATAGTATTAATAAAGCTGCAAGGCGCAAAGGCTATGGAACATGCTTAAGATAATAAATAAAATACACTATATGAACAAAATTAAAACATTAGAATTAAACGACTTCGGAGTACCAAGTAAAATACAAATTACTTACACCGATCAAAAACCACGAGTGTTAAACAAAGTAAACACAACTTACTTTTATGCAGACAAGAAGTATAACTCGTACTCTCAATGGTACACAATCAACGGTAACACTTATGTATAACTACAATAACGTAAAATTCGAAGATCGCCACAAGGTAGAAGATGCTTTCGCAAAGTCAATGGAAATAGTATATGGTATACAAGAAATAACTACAACTCGGCAGCGTAACAATGGTACAAGATCATTTCTTATGCCAACAGGTCAACGCATTGCTTGCTACAAATCAGGTTATGTAAGAAAAGTATCTCCTACGAGTAGATGGTATCAACTAAACAAGAAATACCTGAAAGAAACTAGGTGGACTGTAATGAACAGCAATGGTGATCTTAGTACTAGAAGATCTATGTGCTGGGAGCGTGAGCTAATACTAAGTCCACTCGCACGTATGAAGTATATGTTAGAGTTCTACCTTAGAAATTACAAAACAAATACGAATAGCAATCGATAATAATAACATGAAAAATATATTTAATAAAAAGACTTACATATTTGTACTTGACTTCGACGATGGATGTTGCTACAGATATAACTATGACACATCTATGGGTAGAATAACAGACTTCATAGAAGAAGCAGGACATAGATTGATGTCTATAGAGTATATGATAACAGAAAAACCAATAGTACAGTACGATTATGAGTAGAATTATGTCACCGTGGGAATTAGCCTACACAAAATTAAAAGAACACTACAGCAAAGATCAAATAGATGATATGCTATGGTGCGAAATTGAAGAATTATTAATCAGAGAAGAAAGAGATGCAGAAGAAAATTGAAGATATTGCTAGCGGCGTTGCTATACACATGCACGAGCTGCTACTAGACACGGTGGATTGGCAGATGGATGATCTACAACACGAAAAAAGACAAGAGCTAATTAAGCTATCTGTAGAAAAACTACAAAGCTTAATAAGCTAAAGACACACCCAGCGAATAAATAACAAACCGCGGTGGTGATCTCAGTAGCAAGTAGCACAGTGTTTCACATGGACTCACATAGCTTGAAAAAAAGATTGTAACCAGATCACTTTGAAGCAAATCAAGGCAAGCGTTCCTTCCTCTGGAATTGTTTCAAAAACAAAGGTAGCAAATGACTGGGTACATAGGCGCAAGTGGATTTTAAACTTATCTGTTACAGTGATGACACCCGACCAGCAGGCAATGAAGCTACGCGGATAAGTAATAAAGCTATAGTAGGCAGGTTCGATTCCTGCCGCGCCTACAATTTACAAAACAAATACGATGACAGTAGGATATTAAGTATAAAATTAAATAAAAATATATGAAAAGAATTACATTATTACACAGGCTAAAGCCGGAAATCAAAGCAGTATTAGACAAAAACAAAACAGAGTATGATTTCTCTATCGACCTTATCTACAAAGAGCTAGATGAAGTAGTATTATACCAAGACCTTAAAATGTCAACTATTTATTCTATATACCTATTCGGTAGCATAGATATGTATGAAACTGACGTGTATGATATCAGGTGGGGTGGTAATTTATTCTTAGAAGATAACGATTTAACAATAGAAACATTATGAGCAAAACAAAAGAAAAAGTAGAACTACCAAAGTGGTTTGATGGTATCAAATACTCTGAAGGTGAAACGATCACTAACCCGTTCTCAGGCGAGAGTTACGACTGCAGCGCAGATGAAGCTGCTATGTACGATCTAATTATGGGTGCAAACATGACTAAAAACTGGAGCATAGTTCAAAAAGGCTGTGATTGGTTTAGAAAAGCTAATCCTGAAGCATATATGGTGCTACTAGATTAATTTACAAATAAAATACGAAACAAGTAAGATAATAATAATATGTCAAACAAAATTATAACAGAAGAAATACTATGGGAAAAGCTTGAAGAAAAAGGTATCAAGCAACCATACGACACAGATCATGAAGAACAATTAGCTAAAGTATTAGATCACTGGGACGCTAGCATAACAGGCGACTGGGACGACCGCTGTAACAGATGGTTCTATATGGAATCAACAGCCGACAGCTACGAAGTATACGTGGCTACATATGGCAAGCCTAACGATGTTAGTATATGTGAAAATGTATACTACTACGAAAACAGTTGGCTAGAAGAGCTACCTAACTGTATTAAAGACGGTGCTAATATATTTTTCTCAGAGTTAGAAACTGAAAGCTATGTATTTATAGATTCTATCAATGAAACATATGAGCATTACTTCGAAGACAAAGTAGAAGAAATGCAAGATGAACTACTAGATCAAGGTTGGATACTTCAAAACGACGTAGTAGTAGATGCCTAATATCAAAGAACTTGACATAGTGTATATGAACATAGCTGGTGAAGTTAGCCAGCTAAGTAAATGCAGTAGAAAGAAGGTTGGTGCCATTATAGTTAAAGATAATAATATATTATCCTTTGGTTATAACGGTACGCCTTCTGGCTTCTGTAATACTTGTGAAGAAGATAACAAGACAAAATGGTCTGTACTACACGCAGAGTCTAACGCTATAGTTAAAGTAGCTAAGTCTACTAATAGCTCAAGCGGATCTACATTGTACTGCACGTTGTCTCCTTGTAGAGATTGCAGTAAGCTAATAATACAAGCAGGCATAGTCAAGGTAGTATACAAAGAAGTTTATGAAGGATCAACCGAAGGGCTAGATCTTATGAAAGAATCAGGAATAAAAATAATTAAAATATAATGGGTACAAGAAGTTTAACAAGAATAATACCAAGACAAGAAGGTTTGTCTTACAGTGAAGGTCATACTAGAGCCGAGTTAGCGCTAGTAAACATATACCAACAGTACGATGGTTATCCAGAGTATATGGCTGTTGAGTATGCAGAGTGGTTGAAAGATATAAAGATCATTAATGGCTTAGGTAATAATAAAAATCTTAATGAGATAGCTAATGGAGCAGGTTGCTTTGCAGCCCAGTTCATAGCTAAGTTCAAAGATCGAGCAGGTCAAATGTATCTACAAGCAATAGACAACGAGATCGGTTGGGCTGAGTATATATATACTTTATACCCTAAAGCAGATCACGACACTTATATGTCTATATATAAAGTTTCTACTAGAACTGTTATATTTGTAGGTAAGCCAGATGCAGTGTTAAAAAAATACAAAACAAATACGAAACAAGAAAGATAATAATAATATGATACAACCAATGTTAGCCCATAAGTTCGACCGATCAAGAGTCGACTTTACAAGACCAGTGTATATACAAGCAAAGCTAGATGGCGTGCGCTGTGTGTTTACAAAGTACGGCGCGTTCTCGCGCAACAACAAGAGATTTATGAATATTGATCACATTGAAAAAGCGCTCAAGCCTTTCTTTGCTGAGCAACCAGATGTAATACTCGATGGCGAGCTTTATAATCATGAACTAAAAGATGATTTCGAAAAGATTATATCACTAGTGCGTAAGCAAAAGCCTACAGACGAAGACAGGTTAGAAGCTAAAAATCTTGTACAGTTTCACGTATACGATTACTTCGATGGTGTTGTATATGATAGCTATCAAGCACGCATGCAACTGCTTGCAAATGCAGGTTTCTACGATGCACAAATCAAGCACGTCCCTGCACTACTAGTCGATAGCTACAACTACGCTAGAGTTCAGCACGAAGAGTTTTTATCACTCGGCTACGAAGGTTCAATCATAAGAAATGGCGATGGTATATACAAGCACGGTAGATCTTACGATCTAATGAAGTTCAAAGACTTCAGCGACACCGAAGCTACTATCATCGATTATGTTACTGGTAAAGGTAAACGGACTGGCACGCTTGGCAAGTTCATTATGCAAGATGACGACGGCGTAGTGTTCGGTTGTCCTCCGGGCAAAGGCTACTCGTACAAGGATCTTAAAACAATGCTCAAGAATGTAGATTCTTATATTGGCAAGCGTGCTACCTTTACTTATTTTCAACG